CGCGCAGAAGTGCCGCGTCTCGGGCTCGTGGCTCTGGAGCGTGTCGCCGCAGGCGCACTCCATGATGTAGACGGAGGAGCTCAGCACAAAACGGGCTCCATCCGCGCCTCTGCCCCGAGGCAGTCGTACCATTTCCCACGGATCTCACGCAGGTACAAAATGATTGGGCCCGGCAGATTCATCAGCGCAACAGCGTCGACCTCCGGCTGTTTCTCCATGATGGTCATGGCATCGTTTACGAAGCAGTCCTTTGGGCCGCGCGAAATCGACATGATCCATCGGACGCCTGGCGCGCCTCTGCGCCACACGTGGATGCAGGTAGCCTGCACCCGTCCTTTGGGGACAGCGAGGGCCACATGCTCGCCGTCGGTCATCCTGCCCTCCCGACCAAACGAGCGCTGCCGCGCGTGATATAGCCCACCGCGGCGCGCTCCACGCGGTCGAGGGCTTCGGACGCCATCGCCACCGTGTGGATCGCCTTGCAGGCTGCGCAGCCAGGCGGAGGCAGTTCCCCACGGACCGTGTACTGCGCCCTGGGGTGCGTCGGGCACTTCAGCGTGAGACGCCGGCGAGCTGGGAGGGTCAGCATGGATCGGGCCTCTTAACCGTGTTCATTGGCCACGTAACCGCGGGGTACGAGGACGGCGCACAAGGCACGACGCCGAACACTTCGCGCAAGACCCACTCCAGTTCGTCGATTTGCCGCTCGAAGGCGTCTATTTCGGCATCTTTGTAGGGGATGGGGCCGTAAACCGCGTGCGCCGCGGCATCATCGTCATCGTCGTCGTCGTCGGGATCCTCCATCGTGCGAACGCGCAGCAGCTCGCCGCTCAGCTCGCGAATGCGGTCCTCGATCATCTTTATCTGCCGCTCGCGTTCGCCTTCCGCGCGTTTGGCGCGGTCGTAATCGGCGATGAATTGTGCTGGGCTCATCCCTCGCCTCCCGCGGCGCCCACGAGCGGCACATCGAGCGCCAGGCCGTCGCACGCGCACGCGCTACAGACGGGCGGATTCAGAGTGATCCAGTGGCAGGGTACGCCTGTCTCGGGATCGACACACGCGGCGTCGTCCGTGCAGCCGCAGTGGATACAGCGGCGGTAAGGTTCAGGATGGTGCTTCATGACGCTGCCCTCAGTTCGCCCTCGCCCATGAAGTGGAAGCGCAGCTTCGCCCGCAAATCCGGATGGAGCTGCGCTTCGTCGATGATCGCGCCGTGCGGGCAGATCGTCTCACCCACCACGGCTTTCGTCAGGTTGGCCTTTTCGTCGTCTGTGAAGTGCCGCTGGACTTCCTGCCAGCGGCGTAACGGGATTTTCAATGGCTTACCGCTCCTCTCTCCGCGCAGTCGCTCTTCAGGGCCTCAACGGCCTCTCTTATCAGTCTGAAAGCGTGGCAGGCGGTATCGTGATCCTGCCAGAAATCTTCCAATGTGCCAATCGGGAGTCTGTCAGGCAGCTTGGCGGCGAAGCTATCATGCGCCCGCCATTGAAGACTCTGCACCAGGTCCTCCAGCACCTTCACTGTGCCGTGCTCCTCAAGAGCGCTGATCAAGTACGTGATCAGCATCTCCGGCTCAATGTGCTTAAGAATCGCGGACATCATTCCCACCCTTTCGTGAAATCAATATCCGGCCAGTTGCGCTCGATCTCATCGCGCGACTCTGGACGTTCCAGCCAGTTGGCCCGCGCCACATACTCGCGTGTGCCGGGCGATAAGCCGCGTGGCATCCGCTTCGGGACCTTTAGCGAAGCCTGGTAATTGATGAACGCCTGCTCAGCCAAGCGGAACAAAATGGCTATGTTCTTGCCCTTACCTCGGCAACCCCGAATCTCATCGAGGAGGAACGGCAACACCGGCCGATGCCATCCGCCCATTGCACAACCCGTAGTCCAGATGAGTCTTTCGCCCTTCGGCGCGGCGCTCCTGGGAGACCGCTTGAAAACGTCGTAGCACAGAGGTTCGATTGCAGCGAGCAATTCGGCCTCGGATATCATCGTGTCTGCGGGCTGCTCGCCACTTTGCGCCGGCGAAACTGGCGCTGCCTGGGGAGGCGATTCGGGGGGCGGGGAAGCGGGCTCCGGTAAAGTACACTTTACCGAGTCCTCGCAACTCGTTGATTCTATTGCCTCATTTTTGGCAGTGCTCAAAACGTGGTGCAGCGGACACGAACACTGGGCGCCCTGGCCGCCGTGCGCGGTACACGCCTCATCGATCGGGACCTCAGCCTTGGTCCCCGGTACCCTGACCATGACGGACTCAGGTTTCGTGCGCTGCCGGCAGACGGGCTTGCCGTCCGGGCCGCGCAGGGCCTTGCCATCCGGACCCAGCTCGTACCGGCCGCTGTTCGGCGACTCCTTGGGCTCCAGTACGATCGTTTTGGCGAACTTTGTCACCGGCGCGTAATGGAGGGTGCAGCGGCCGTTCGAGTTTCGCTGGATGCCGCCGGCTTCCTCGAGTACAGCGAAGCCGCGGGCGATGGTCTGCCTCGTTGTGGCGTATCGCGCGGCCGCCTTCTCAGGCGACGTCAGTTCGAAGTCGGGCAAACCTCGCCGCTCACACGCCTTTGCCGCGGCCTCCACAACGGCCCACGCAAGAAAGACGCTGACGCCATGAGCGGCCACGAGAAATTCGATTCCTGCTGGGGGTTGGAGAAACTGGCCGCCATAGATTGGCCCGTGAGGTTGAGATCGAGCAGCAGAAGCCATCGGTTACCTCTTTCTCCTCGATAGGCGCCGCACCCGCTCCTGTTGTCGCCGGTACTTGGCGTTCCGGCGATCCTCCTGCTGTGCCATGAGAAGAAGGTGTGGCCCGTTGACCCACTCTCTCCCCGGCTCCGGCGGTCCCAGTTCTTCCGGTATTGTCGTTGGTCTGAACTTCCTCGGCTTCAGTCGCATCGAAGATCTTCCTCAAAGAACCTTGCAGAAAAGTACTAACAGTACTGCCTTCAGAGTGGATTTTCGCAGCGAGGAAGGTTTACGATGAACCCATGGCGCAACGTATTGGCTTGCGTCATGGCTATTGCCCTTCGACGTTGCTTACTTCACCTGATTCGCTCTCGCATCTCACCGGCAAGTTTGAATAGAGAGCCTATTGGGCCTTTCCGACGGACGTCGGGGGCGGCCTCTCCACAATGAGGACTGACTGGAGATCTCTCCCCTCACGGGGTGCGGTCGACCTCAGTCTTCGAGCGTCGTACTTCCGATAACATACACAGTGTGAACTGACGATCATGGCTTCTAGCCTAACCCCAAATTCTTTTTCCCGCCACCACTTCTTTTCCGCGTAAATCGACTTAATTCCCTTACTTTCACCATATATTCGCCCCCTGCCCGCGTTCTCAGTAAAGTGCACTTTACGAGGCACGGTCAAGTGCACTTTACCAAGCGGGAAAGTACACTTTCCCGAACGGGTAAGTGCACTTGCCCCCCTCCTTATTCAGATCTTCTTTTCAGATTTCTATTTCAGATAGGTGGCAGCGGGCGAGCGGGTTCTCTCTGAACTGCCCGCCCGCCCGCGGAGCCCCACTCCGCGATCCGCGACCCAAGCTCATCGTGAACCAGCGTGAGCACCCGGGCGCGATCCGTATCACTCAATAAATCCAGCTCAGCCTCCAGCAGCCGCGCCTCGCGCGAGAAAGCGGACGCTGGCGGAACGTAGGGAAGCCGGCGTCGCAGCGCCCATCGGACCGTAGAAGTGCGCGAAACCCCTGGAAGACACGAATAGTCCTGTCCCGCAAACGACCCTTTGCGGACCGCTAAAACCGTTTCACCAGGTTGTTTGTTTGCGTCACTTACAGACGCGCTTCGGATGGGGTTTTTGGGACACCTTTTTAGAGGCTAAAACACGCGCTTTTTCGGCCGCCAGAAGCCGCATCACTGTGGACTTCGGAACGTCGAGCCGCTCGGCGATCGCGCGCACACTCATTCCACCCTCGCGCAAAGCGCAGGCATAATCACGCCGGAAGATCCGCCGCGGCCGCCCGAGAGTCTTGCCTTTATTGCGCGCCGTCGCCAGGCCGGCCTTGGTGCGCTCCGAGATCCGGATCCGCTCCTGCTTGGCGATCCACGCGGCGACCGCAATCATCAACTCGCCCGCGGGCCCCGTCGTCCGGAAGTGCGCCTCGGTGAAGCTTTCGAACTTGACGCCGTAGGCCGCCAGCCGATCGATGTGGCCGAAGGTCTTACCGACTCCCTCGCGCGTGAAGCGATCGAGTGCCCAGACCACCACTACGCCGAATTCCCGGCGACTGGCGCCCTCGAACAGCCGCTGGAAGCCATCCCTGTCCGAATGCTTCCCCGTTTCATGGTCGACGTATTCGACGGCCTCCCAGCCCTGCGAATCCGCATACCTCCGGAGCTGCACGAGCTGGTTCTCCACATCCTGGCCTTTGTCCTTAGTCGACACTCGGGCGTAGATCGCAGCTTTCATGATCGTCATTCGACCAAAAAAAAGAGGCAGGCCGAAGCCTGCCCCTGAAAATCATGCTCAAAAAGTACTACTCGCCCGCTTTCCTCCTTTCCCGTGCTGGGGCGTCGAGCGGCCGAAACTCGACGCTAGCCGGCGCGCGGTCGAAAAAATGCCGTACCAGGGCGATCACGTGGGCGAGACGCGCTATCAGGCGCTCACCCCGGTCGAGCCATCGCTCTACTGTTGCCATTGCCTTGCCCCCGCCGCAGTCGTACGCTCCACAAACACAGGATCCTTGCAGGCCTGGATGTAGATCGTCGCCGCGATCGCCCGATAGTCGCCCTCGCAAAACTGGATATCGAGCCCTTTCGATCTGCCGTACGCCGCGCCTATCTGACACGCATCGATCGCCGAGATCAGCGCTGCCCCCATCAGAGAGCTCGAAACCGTCTGGCCGCGTGGCACTGCGATAGCATTGGAGTGCTGACCGGCTGTAGTGGCGTTGGTGTTGACCGTTCGGCTGACTGGCGCAGCGGGCCCATTCTTGGAAGGAGTAGCCCGCTGCGCTTTCGCCTGGTCAACCGAGGCCTGCAGGTCCTGCTCGAGCTTGCTCGAGGGCAGGGAAGTCGGCAACCCGTCGAATGCCCCGTTCTCGTCCGGATAGCGCCGCGGATCGAGCGCAGGCTCGGCCGCATCGGATAGTTTCTTTAGCTCGTAGTACCGCTGGCCATTGCGCTTCCGCACGGTCAAACGGAACGGATCGCCGGCGCCGATGCCGGCGTCTTTGAACATCCGGTCGGGTTCGTCGCAAACGTCTTCGTCCAGAAAAAAACATTCGCCCGATTGCAGGCTGTACATCACGCTGCCCTGCTTGCCGGGGATCGTCGAGTCATAGCGCCGGCCCGGGGGCGCGTATTTCAGCGCGCCCTCGATCGGCGTGTTCAGCTCCAGCTTTATCTTTCCCATCGGTTTCTCCTCTGCGGTTAACGCCCGCGTGCGATCTAAAACCACCTGTACAGCGCATAACTCAGTGCGAGCGAAGCCATGCCCATCGCGATCGTGCTTTGGAGTAGATCGAGCAGCATCACGCCACCTCCGGCAGCTCGACCGGCGAGTCGTCGACCATCGGGACATACGGCGGGATCGGGATCCCCATCGGAGCGCGGCGCCTGGCGCGCTCAATCTCCGGCTCCCAGTCCTCAGGTTCCGAGACTTCGCCGCATGCTGAGCACCGGTAGCCTTCCCCCTGGCAATAGCCTGTCTGAGGGCAGGGATACGGAGGGTCAACATACTGTGTTTCGGGGTCGATCGCTCCGCAGGCGGGGCAGATGATGGTGGCTTCGGTTTCGATGGTGGATGGCATCTGATCTCTCTAGAAAGATGGTAACATGTGAGGCAGATTATAACAACAAGAATCTGCCTCACATAAGGAACGCTGTCCATCTTAGTACCAGTACTTTAGTTAACTAAAAATGTGCCCCGCATAAGAGTGATTCGGTGGTAGTATGAGAGGCAGAATGACGATACCAGCGGCGATGATTTGTCACTGCCTGCGATGCCACCATGAGTGGATCAGGCGCACACCCGGCAAGCCCGCACGCTGTCCGAAATGCAAACACCGCAATTGGGACACGGAAAAGGGAGAAGTCCGGAGGGGCAGACCTCCAAAGAAGGGGAATTATATACATGACTACATCCATCCTTAATTCTCATCAGGTTACCGCTTCCCTTTCTTCTTCGGCTTTTTGGCCGTTTTCTTCGGCTTTGGAGCGGTCGTACATTTCGGATCGTGTCGGTAGTTTAGAACCATATCTGCCACGCGGTTTAACTCGTCCGGGACTCTCATGCGACCAGCCTCCGATAGGTGAGCCGCTTGCCCTTCGTGGCGCTGACAAAGCTATCAAGCCGTCGCGTCGTGTGGTTCTCGACGTTGCCTTCATTCAGTCGAAAAGTGGACTCATCGATATAGCGGAACAGATGCTTTTTCGATGCGTGGTGGTAGACGCCATGCAGACCGCGTTTCAGGACGGCCCAGACGCTTTCGATGCCGTTGGTATGGGCACGACCCCGGACGAATTCTTTGCGGCTGTGATTGACTGTTTCATGCGAAAAGAACAGGCCGTTCAGCCCTTCGTAAGCGCCGAACTCGTCAGAGTAAATCTGCGTTCCGGGTTCGACCCGTCCGTAAATCTCGCTCTGGATCGTCCCAAGGCTCGTCTCTGGCACGACGGTGGCGTAAGTTCTTCCGCCCCTGCCACGTTCACGCATCCCCAACACAGCGACCTTGCCGACCGATCCTCGACCTTGTTTCAGCTTCTTGTGCTCGTGCTTGTTCCCTTCTTTTCCGCCGACGAAGGTTTCATCAATTTCCACTGCTCCCCGAAGCTTCTCGAATCCACCATCTGGCCCGTCGCCTCCACAGGCTTCCCGCAAACGTCCCAGGACGAACCACGCGGACTTTTGAGTGATACCAATCTCTTTAGCGAGTTGCATCGAACTTATACCCTTGCGTGCCGTAACGAGCAAATACATGGAGTACAGCCACTTGTGCAGCGGAATCTTGGACCGCTCCATCACTGTGCCAGTCCGAACTGTGAAGTCAAAAGCGCATCGGAGGCAGCGGTAGTAGCCGTGTTTCCGGGTTGCGCAGCTTCCAAGAATGCTGATACGTTCCCCGAACAGGCACATCGGACAGACCGGGCCATCGGGCCAGATACGCGCCTCCAGGTAGATCCTGGCCGATTCTTCATCAGGGAACAGGGCGAAAAGCTGAAAGGTACTGATAGTAGATTTGGACATTTATACTCTCACTTCGTCTCGCATTTTGCTACCTGAATGACATACTCTTGGCCGATTACCCCGGCATCGGCGGCATCCTGCCATTCGAGTGGCCCGAAGATGCGCTCGGCTTCACGCCTTGCTCCAGACGGATCTTTTTGGCTCCGCGATTGAGCCACACCCGGCTGATTGTAGCCGGGTTGAATTCGGAACCGAAAGGACCGGGGTTGCCGGTCCTTCGTGATCGCGACGATGAAAATCATTGCGCTTCCGGTGTCTCTTCTGAAGTTTCTGGGACCGTGTTGAGATTATCCGTGGTCGGCGCTGCTGGTTTGGGCGGGGACACGCGCAGTTTGAGGGCGGCAAGTACTTTCTTTGCTTCGCGCTCCGGTAACGCTTGTAAAATCTGCCAGCATTGTTCCGTTGCCGTCTCAATCGTCTGGCCGGTAATGGCTGCCTTAACTTCAGTCTTCGAGCGGACATCGTAGGTCCATTTTGTGGCGTCATCGCTGCGTGGGGCCAGTGTGATCATGTCTTCGAGTCTTTCGCCAGCATCCATTCTCTTCGCAAGGACCAACACGTCCTCCAGATTCGCCCGGACCTTGATGAGTACACCAGCCGGATCGTTGACCACTAACCAATAACCGATGTCCTTCCGGCCTTTTTTGTCGATGTCACAGTCCTCGTAAATCCCGATTTCATCGGTTGAATATTCGGTGACATCATTGCGCTTGCCGGTTTTGCGGCCAACGAATTCGCGCCGCAGTTGGAATTTGGGATCGCGTCCCGTGATGTGGGCAAGGTACTGTTTGGACTCGTTAAAAACGTTTGAGCTTGCTGTGATAGTGACCATCTTCTTTTTTTCTCCTGCGCGGGAATCAGGCCGCGCTTCCGAATTGCCTTACATCTCCATAGTAGTTGACTACACGACACTTGTCAAGAGAAAAATGTAGTCACGTATATAATTCCCAAAAGTTGAAAGGTACTGATGGTGGATTTCGACATTGGTTTATGCGTTGTACGGCCTTCCACCGATTTCAGTCAACCCCAGAGCCTTTGCTTCCGCGCCGACGATGCGCGAAATTGGCTTGCTGGCATCATATTTCACGACGAGCACATCCTTTCCGCGATATTCAATCACGCGCGGATTGTGGTTCAGATGTCGCTCAACTTCCACAGACGAGAGAACTTCTGTTTCGCGGATCATCGCTATCTCCTCACCGGCTGTGCGTATGGCTTCTCAGCAACTTCGCTGGGCCATTTGCCGTTGTTCATGAGTTCGTTGGCAATTGCGTTGATTTCGTTGTAACGAGCCATGGCCGCTTCTTCCGAGTCAAACTCGTAGATGCGGATCGGCATTTCTTGGCAGTCCGTCACGGTCATCTTCCAGATTTTCCGTTCGGTCTTTTGTGTGCTGTGCATACTTCTATAGTAGATGACTACACGACATTTGTCAAGAGAAAAAATGTAGTCACGTATATAATTCCCCAAAGAAGAAGGCGGGGAGGCCTAAGCCGACCATGGGGGGATTTCTTCCGAACCTATTCGTGCGATTACTATCGAGACGAAAGGGGGCGCATCGTGGGAGGCACTTGCGCTCATGTCTCCACAGGAATCCTAAGCGGCGCCTGTGAAGAAGTCGTAACCTACCCAGTCAAATCGCAGGTCAAGCCAGAGCCTCCGCCGGTGAATCCGTTCAGAAGGCAGTAAAAGAGGGCTAAACCAGATGGTCGAGAGCCAAGAAAACAGCCGTGGTCAAACTACCACAGATTTCGCGCAACGCGCGAAGTTTGACATCTGCCAACTGGCAGAGAACATGTTGATTCTTCATGAAGATCTGCCGTCTATCCAGGTCGCAGAGAAGCTGATTTTATCCATGAGCGTCGATGAACTCCGGCAGGCGTGCATGGCCCCTGCGCTCAAGGCCGTGATCACGGTCAGGTCCCGTCTGAAAAAGAAAGAGCACGAACAGCAGGCGCTTCCCGGCTTCGAACGGATGCCTCTTTTTGTCCTGGATAGCAAGAAAAGGAGACGGAGCATCCTCAACGCAACCTGTTGGGACATCGGACGCTATGTCTACCGCATCGGCGGGAGCTATCAGAAGCGGAAACGGAACGATGCCCGCCTGAAGCAGGCGAAAGAGCTGCTCAAAAAGATGCGAGCGGCCTCAAAACGCAATCGCGGCATCACGGTGGGCGAGGTCCTCGGTCTGACCGCCTAGTGTTTGACGAGCTGCGCGAGCAACGCGGCGACCGCCGAGCCCAGCGTGGCAATCAGCATCCATTGGACCTGGTCCAGCTTGCGAACGATTTCGCGCTGCATCTCTTCCAACGACTTAATGCGCGCGGCATGGTCGGCGAGCTGCGCGATGTCGGTTTGTACGGTAGTCGGACTCATTGTTCAATTTACCGGCGGCTTTGTTTCATGGGGGCGATTGCCCAGTCGCCCCGGTTCCGGGTCTCCCGGGACACCATACGCCGCCCTGCCCCTATTTCGACCGTCACTCGTCTGCCCGCTTGCCGGTGACTTGCTCCCAGAAACTGCGATCGTCTTCGGGCTTCTCTTCGAGGCCTTCGCGCGTCATCCGCATGCCCTCCGGCGCGACGTGCTGGGCCTGCGAGCCGAACAGCGAGAGCATTTTCTCGGACCACAGATACTTACTCGCGTCGTCGTCCGTGAATTGCCGCTTCAAATTGCGCAGACTGATCGGCACGGGCGAAAGATCGGCCGCGGTGGTGATGGCTCCGCGTGCGCTGTTCGCCAAGAAGCTATTGTCGGGCCGCTCGATCTCGCGGCCGAGGTCATCGCGGCGTGTCGCGATATGCATGAGGAGCTTTGTCACGGGGGCAGACTTGCTCTGCGCAAACGCCCCAATGCCTCCAAAAATGCCGTACTCCATCATCTTCGTCCCGAAGCTTACGGCATCGCCGGCCGAGCCGCGGAATAGCAAGTTCTGGTAGACATCCTCGCCGTTCTCGTCTTGCCCCATGTACACCTGGAAGGGCCGCTTTGACAACTGCCGGCTGAAGAGCAAGCTCAACATTTGCGTGCCGATCAGTCCCCCCACGAACTGCTTCGTCCAGAATGCGCGGGACAGTCTCGCCTGCGCTGACTCCTTCGTTGTGGCCCCGCCCAGGGCGGAGAATTTCCCGCCGCGGTCTAAGGCGTACTTGCCCAGCGCAAGGTTGCTGCCGGTCCAATCCGGCGCCAGAAGCGCAGCTCGCGCTGCCTCGACGCAAGCTTTTGACCAGCCCAAGTTCTCCCAATGCAGACCGCCGTATACGCCATTCACATAGCTCGCAATGCCCTTCTTGGCTTCGGCGAGCTGCGCGGCCGTCGCGTTCGGATTGTCGCGCACCCACGCATCCCGGTGAAGCGCAAAGCTGACAACCTTGAAGCGCCGCTGCACGTTATCGAATGTGAGCCGCGTGATCGCGTCCGCTGCCTGCCGAGGCCCGAGGTTATAGCCCATGTATGCCTTCACCACGTCTGCCCGCGTGGGGATCGTACCAGGTTTCAGGTCGCGGTAGGCGTCCATCGTGCTGCCCTGGATCGATGTCGTGCCTCCGGAGCTGATCAAATCCCGCTCGTTCAAAAGGAAGTGTTTTCCTTCGCGGGTAGCGCGAAACGCCTTCAGCATGCCGGCGGGCCCGATGTCCGCGGCCGCCATCGCATTCTCTGTGAGCAAATGGTAACCGGAAAGCCCGAGGATAGCTTCCTTCAGGCCGCGCTGGAACACGCGCAGCTTGGCAAATCCTGGAAGCTTCGCCGTGTAATCCGGGTCGGTAATCGGGCTCAGTGCCTTGTCGATAAATTCGGGGACATAAAGCCCCATGTGACCCACTGGCTTCTCGCCCGTGCGCGGGTCCTCAACTGCGAAGTGCTTTTTGAACTCGTCGCTGTGCGCGGCGAGCTGCACCCACCCCGCCGGCACGTGCTTGCCATCGCCCCACTTGCCCAATCCCATCTGATCGAGCTGCGCTTCGAGGAGGTGCGTAGCTCGGGCCCGGGCAAAACTGTCGGCGTGGATCCGAAACTCAACCGAAGGGTCGAGCGTTTTCGGCGTGATGCCGTTGAACACAGCGTGCAGAGTCGTCGGATACGGACCGGCCCTCTTCTCGCCGAAGCCGAAAAATTTTCCGATCTTGCCCTGTCGCCGGCCCGCGGTCGACGGCGCCGTCGCAACTTCTCCCTCACCATGCGCATGCAACAGGTGAGGAACGTATTCATCGGGCGCCCAGCGCGATTCCAGCCACCCGCCCGCGCGCCCTTCCCGCAAGCTTTTGTCCGCGATGTTCGTGAACACGCGATCTGCGGCCGCTTCGCGCGGCTTGGGATCGGCGATCATGCGCAGCGCTTCCCGCATCACGGGCAAAAGACGCTCGCGCGCCTTCTCCACCTTCTCGCGATCGAACAGCGGGTTCGGGCTGTCGGTCCCATCGAAAATGGGGTGCGTCCCGTTGATCATCTGCTGCAATTCGCCAACGCGATGGCGGTACTCCCGCGCGATCCCGAGCGCTTCGCGATCCTGGATCTTCGGCAGAATCTTCCTTGTGACGACGTCGATCGCCTGATTCGCTCGAGCGGCCCAGAGATCGCGCTCGCTCGTGAAATAGTGCCGGATGGCTTCGCCGGCATGCGTCTCGCCCGGCGTGGCCTCCGCCGCCTTTGCCGCTTTCAGCGCTTCGTTGCGTTTCACGCGCAGCGCATCGCCCTCGGCCTTCGCCTCGCGAAACAGCGGTTCGAGGGCGCCGAGTCCGGAGCCGAAAAACAGATCGGACGGGCGATCGCCATCTTTGCTGTCGGGAGGGATTGCGTTGACCTGCGGAGGCCGATTGGCTTCAAAGTTGAAACCGCGCTGCTCCGGCCCTTCTTCGTCGAATAAGCCGCGATTCTCGGCTGGCTTCAGTTTGGTTGGCTTGGCTGCCATCCCAGAGCGTACTTGTGCGGTGAGCTGGTCGCCGAGTAGTTTCTCGGCGCCGCGCTTCCCTGCTAACTCGGATTCTTCTTCGCCGTCGGGGAAGAAGAGATGGAGCGTGCGCTGTTCACCTGCGCCCTTTCCGCTGGCGAGAGCTTCCTGGCGAAGCTGTCCCCGTTGAAGATCGGCACCCGTTCGTGGCCCGGGTCGGGATGTATCCGCTTCAGTTCCTCCTCGAGGCCGGCCTCCCCCTTCTGGTCCAGGGCGTCCAGGCAACGCACCAGGTTGTCCTCCGCCTCCCTCGTTTCCTCGCCTGAGAGCGGAGGTAATCCGTTTTGCGATTTCTCTCGAGTTAACACTGCCGTGCTCCTTTCTCAACGCTCTCACATATTCCGCCGCCAGGCTGCGCGCTTCGGCACGTGATAGGCCAATCTCCTCATTTCGTCCTGGCCGCATTAGCCGTACCCCAACCTCGGCCGCTGCTTCTCCTCGGGATCGGAACTCGTATCCGCGGGCATACAGCGCGCGGACCGCCCGCTGACCCAGCTCGGTCTGCTCCGTGATCATCCTGGAGTTTTCTTCCGTCAGGTGCTCCGCGGCTGAACCGCCGTGTAGCCGCGACTGCCGCGCGTGGTCCACTTCTTCGTTCAGGCCGATGCGTTTTTGCTCGTCGGAAAGTCCGGGAAGGTCGTTGCTCAAGATGAGAGACTTGCCGGCGTTGGCTGCGGCATCCGCGGCCCGGGCGAGGTGCAATAACGCCGCCGGAGGATCCTCGAAAGACCTGGCCTTGATGCGCGCGAATCTCGCAACCTGAGCTGCGCTTCTCGGGCCGATATGCAACGCGCCGATCTGCAAGCCGCCGCTATCTCGCGGGGCGCCGGTCATGCGATGTACGAATTCGATTCCGCTCGGGTTGGTCACGTAAGCCGTGGCCAGGCGTGCATCCTCAGGGTCCAGCGGATGCTCCTCGAGGCGCATTTCGTGGGCATGATACGAGTCCGGCGCGCCGGCGAGAAAGGGGCGCCCACGATCCGAAAGTTTGGGAACGCGTGATGCGGACGCGCTTACTTCTTCGCCGGCAGGATTTCGTTCCCCTCCGCCAGCTTCGCGTGCCCCTTGTCCACCCAATCCTTCAGCTCGTCCAGCATCGACTTGCGAAACTCCGGTGAGTTGATCGGCTTGGGCTCTGAGTTCGGCTTTGATGGCTCGGTAGGTGCGTTGCTTGACGTCATTCGAATCCTCTCCGTCTGCTATCGATTGTGCGGCCCGGTCCAAAAGGGTGTCAATAGTACCGGTGGAACCGCTCAGCTTGTCATATAGCGCAAGCCCCTGGTTAGCCCGCTGCGCCACTGCGGAATTCTCGCCGGCCTTGATGACGTTGCCCGCTTCTCCCAGTTTTTCGGCCGCGGCCTGGCTCGATACTGCGCCGAACAATTTCCGCTCGGTTCCAAGCTGTTTGCGGACGTAATCCGAGACCTCGGCTTTCTCCGGCAGCAGGGAACGGGTCATTTCCTCGGCGCCGAACAGGCCGCCCCGCGCATCGTCGCCGGTGTTGTGCGTTTGGGTGGCCGTGCGGTTGGTCAGCCGGATCAGTTCGCCCACCTGGTCGTTGGTGAGCCGCTTGCCGCCCCTCTCCCGCGACTTCATCAGGTCGTAAAGCGAGACCTGGTCGGCAGGATTTTTCACTCCCTCGCCAATTACGGCGCCGCGTGCCGGCGAAAGCGTTCCATCGATCACGTCGTCAAAGATCGGCTGCGCCAGGTGTGAGAGTGCGAGGCCTTCCTTGGCGATCTTTCCCTTCAGCGAAACTCCCTCGGCCGCGAGGTCCTCGGGCGTCATCCCGGAATCGCGAAACACCTTGGCTGCGTCCGTCGACTCTCCGCGGCCCTCCGCGATGTTGATCAGCGCGCCCTTTATGCGGGCTTGCTGGGCGTTCTCGGCGTCCAGATACCGCACGGTCATCTCCGGATAATTGGTGCGTTGCGCCAGCTCGACCCGGTGATGGCCGTTGACTACGTATGTTTTGCCGTCCGCGGGATCGCGCCAGACGGACGTTACGCCCGCCTTCTCGGGGTCATATTTCGTGACCTCGCGCAGTTCCTCGCCGGCGCCGCCCTGGCCGACGTTGCGCTTGAACTGAAACCGCGGCGCGTCCACCTGGATCTCGGACGTCGGGATGTTGCCCACCCATCCCGGTCCGCGCTGCTCCGGAGGCGGAGGCGCAGGTTTTGCCGGGGCAGGCTCACCCGGTGAGCCACTGGCTGATGTAGGTTGAACCGGGTTGACTATAGTCGATCCGGATTGAGGCTGCGTCAGGACCGGCCTTGGGGCGTGTCCCTCCGCAGCCCCAACGATCCCTTCCTTTTGCATGCGGTCTACATAACGGGATGCTTCACCGAAACCGATCCTTAGCCTTCTCTGAAGCACCGAAATCGATGCCTTGCCTTCCTGGCGGACGATATCCAGGGCTTGCTGATAAACGCCTTCCTGCGGAAGCGGGGATGCAGGCTCCGTCTCCGGTGATACGGTTTGCGCGGACCCGGACCCGGCTGTCGGAGTACTCGGCGTTGCCGTTTCCGCCGGCTTTGGCCATAGATAGTCGTGCCGCGGTATCTCCAGCTCGCCTGGCTCTTCTCCGGAGGCCAGCAGTTTGATGTTTTCCTTGATCCCGCCGCCGCGGGCGCGGATCGCGGCCTCGTCCATGCCGGTGTGCTTCGCCACGAAGTCGACGAACTTCTGATCGCTGGCCGATCGTGTTTTCTGCGCCGTGATGTACGCAGCCTTATCGAGATCGCTGTCAAACTTCAGCGTGTAAGACTTCCGTCCGCTATTGAAGCGCGGCTTCGCGCCGGCGAGTTCCCGCGGGAGCCGGGGCTCGCTTACCGGGCCTTGGGCAGTGGCGGCCGCACGGGCAGCCGGCTCGGTTGCTGCGGGTTGGGGGGCTGCGGGCGGTTGGCTGCCTGCTGCAGGCTGGCTAACAGGCCGCTCGACCTCTGTGCCGGCATTTTGGCCGGCGCTTTCTTCTTGGACGAAGCTGGCCGGCGTGCTGGCGCCTGGCTTGGCTTCGGGTTGCTCCACGGTAGCTGCATTGGGTTTCTCCTGTGTTTCCGGTGTTCTGACGGGCTGCCCCGTGCTCGTGTATTGCTGTTCGGCCGGCGCTTGTCGCGTCTCCGAGGGGGCGCCAGATGTCCCTTTTAGGGCGTGATTCCCGGCCAGAACGCCAAGACCCCAGCTCAACGCCATGTGGGTTATGCTGCGGGTTGCGCCCTCCGCATCCCCGGCCTTGATCTGCTTGACCAGTTCGGGAGCCTGCTGCGCGGCGTTATCGATCATCTGCAACGAGAAGCCGGCCGATACGAGTCGGCTCAGGACCGGTCCAGCCTTGGGAATTTTCGCCAACCCGGGAATCGCCACCAAAGTTGCAAGGTTGCGGGGAGATGTTAGTCCGCCGGCGAGATCGGAAGCCCCTTCAATGGCCCCTCGCGCCCTGGGATTCTGGGTGACATCCTCAGCGTGGAGCGCCGACACGTCCAAGATCGGTTTGTTGCCGGTGGATGAGCCGATGATCGCCCGCGCGCCGCCAACACCTGGAACGATGTCCCATGGACTTGGCTTGAAGTTGGCCCCGGCCGTCCCCGGCCCTACCGTGGCATCCAGGATCCGCCCGGTGACGCTGGTGGACGGCAGTGGGGCGGGAAGCTGACCGGGAGTAGGCGAGGGCACGCCCGGCGGGTTCTGCTCCATCTGGCGCGAAATATCGGCGAGCTGCGAGGGTGGCGTTGTCGCGATAGTCGCGATCACGCGCGCCCTGGCCGTCGTGGCTTGATCTGCATCGCCTGGCTGCAAAAGCCGTGCGGATGTGGGCTCCGCCTGCGCCTGCGCGCCTGGTCTCGCCGCCACCTGGTCGAAGATATCGCCGGAGGCCTGCGGGGAAGGGCGTACGACGTAGGATGCGCCGGCGGCCGGCTTATCGGGCGCAACCTGGTCGAAGATATCGGGCATCAGAAGTCCCAGCCGTCGGCTTTGGCAAGCTGGCGGGCTTTGTTTTTATCGCCGCCGGCGCGCTGTAGGTACTGTGCAGCTTTCCCGGTATCTGTCAACCTGCCTTTCGCTTGTCCGTTCTGCGGCTGAGTCCCCGCGCCCTGTGCCGGCGGAGCTTTGGCCGGCGTCTGCTGTTGCTGCGCTTTCGCGGGAGCTGCGGGCGCGGTTTGTGCAGGCGTTGCACCGGCGGAATTCGTGGGCGCGCCCTGCTGCGATTGCTGGCCGAATTCGCCCCATCCCATGCGCTGCCGGATGTCCCGTTGCGCTTTCTGGTACGCACCGGCCTGTTTTTCGGCTTGACCCGAAAGGGTCATGAACATCCTTTGCACCCCTGTGGTGAACTTGATCTTCTCCCCGGGCTTCCTCGGGTCAGGGATCGATTTCGGCGACTTGTCATCGGGCGCGATCGGATTTCCATTGGCGTCGACGGGATGGGCCGCGTCATAGAATGCCTGCTTTTTTGCCCACTCGGCCTGCTCTTTGACGTTGGTCTCATCGTGCTTGTTCGTCCAGAAAAGGTCCGACGTCTGCTTTCGGGCCGCGGCGGCTTCAGCGCTGCGCTGGTTGCGATCGGCCGCCGCATCCGCGGTGCGCTGGTTGCGATCGGCTTCGGATTGCTGCCGCGCCGCCGCGGTGGACTGTTGCGATTGCGTCATGCCCATCTTGGAGCCTGCGGGCACGTTTGGTTCGATAAACGTGCCAGGCTTGTTGGGATCCTCCATCAGAGGGAGCTGGCTCGGCCCGAGTAACGTGTCGGGCGCCCAGTGTGGCGCCGGCGCGGCGTTCTTGCTCGCATTCCGGGAACGCGCCACGCCCATCAACGAATCCGCGGTTTTGAACGGTATGCGTTGGTCGGGCGCAAGGCCGTTCACGCCGTTGAAAGCATCGCCCAGTTGCCCTGGAGTGACCGAGTTGTTTTCATTGAGCGGCAATTCCTTGGCTTGGGCTTCCGACGCGGCGGCTTGCGCCTTATCTGGCATGTACCAGGCCTCGCCATTCGAGGCGTAGTGTAGATGGAAGTCGCCCTGCTGAATGCCCGCCAGGCGGGGATCGTCGGCCGGTTCGTGATTGTCCCTCGCAAGAGTCGGTTGTCCCGTGTTGCCGATTTGCACGGGGTCGAACTTCGGCACGCGATAGCCGCCCAGTTGGAGGAGTCCGCGCTGCTCGGTCGCGAGATCGTTGGCCTTTTGCTGGTCGAGCTTTACCTGTTCGAACTTCTGCGCCTGTTCCTGCTTCTGCTGCTGGAACGCGGCCTCGCGCAGCGCTTGCGCGAACTGCAGGCCTGCGGCATAAGCGTGCGCGCCTCCCTGCGCGAAGCCGGATGCGGCCTCGATCGAGGGGTTGCTCAGATTGAGCTGGGGAGCTTCTGGTAATCCTACGGCCATGGCTTATCCTCCACTCGGTACGCTAATTCCGGGAATGCCCGGCACTCCGAATCCGGCGCCGGCCCCGAAGCCCCACGACGAGCTGCTCCCGGTACCGCTGGCATTGCCGGCATTGCTCGATCCTGGATTCGCATACGCGAATTCGAGCGCATCAGCGAGCGTCGTGTTATTTTGCTGCAGTTGGAGGCCGCCGCCGCTTGCCAGGTTGTTTCCCTGCGCCGCCTGCCTTGCCAGTTCCGTCTGCAGGCCTGCCTGCCCGGTCTGTCCGCTTTGCCCGAACCCGCGGCTTGCCAGGAACCGGTTGATCGCCGTCCCGCCCGCTGCCGACGTCTGATTGATTTGGTTGGCGTTCCCCGTCTCGACCGCTTGCACTTGCGGCGACGTCCCCCCGCTCGCCGCCGATGGCACCAGGCTCGATAGCGCTTGCGCCAGGAGGTTCTGCAGGCTGTACTGGTTGCCGCTGTACGTCGGCTGACTGGTCGACGAGCTGGTCGATGATGTTTTGCTGCTGCTGCCGCCGGTCGATCCGCCTAAACTCAGTCCCACGGTCAAAGTCCTCTTTCGTTATTCCGATACACACCGCGTTCAGCGGCTTCCCATCCCGTAGCGTGTGATTTCTCAGCACGCCCTCAATCTGTCCCCCGCTCCGTACCGCGAGCGCGATCGCCAGGCGGTTATTCTCAGGCACAAGGCCCAGGATCTTGCGCACGCCCGACGCAAAAACTCTCTCGCATGCCATCCGCGACGCAGTGCCCGTATTGTTCACGCCGCGAAACTTCGGCGCGAACAGCACGTGCATGATCACGCTGGCCGGATTCACGGGCTCGAACATCGCCACGCCAGCGAGCAGGTCGTCGGCGGTGACACCGATCGCCCATAAACCGCCCTTCATCTTCATTTCGACGAATTCACCGATTGTCTTTGGAGCATAGTCGTCGCACACGATCCTGCGGACCGGACTTAACCAACTCCATGCGACGGGCCAAAGGTGAACGGGGAAGGGGTTTAAGAGCTTTATTTCCATGCCCGGTTGTTCGACCCTGCCGGGAAGTCGAATTTCAGGCGTGTGGGAAACCGAAGACGAGGACGCGGAAGAAGTTGATTTGTGCGACCTGGTGGGGCTCAAGCCCGCGCTGAGGCCCCAACTATTGAAAAAGAAAAGAGAGACTCAAAATGCTGACCGTTTTCAACCAAATTGCTAACCTGGCCGCGGGCGTGACCGCGATCGCGAGCGGCGTGCAGGCCGCGGCGCCGCAGCTTTCCGCTCAGTCGGCGAAACAGGCCACCCTCGCGATCGCCACGGCATCGCTCCAACAAGCCGCCGCGATCGCGCCCAATGCCTATCTTTCGGGCACGGCGGAGGCATTACTCTCCCCGATTTACGATTCCGTCCTGGCTTCCATGACCTTTCCCGCTTCGCCGGCTGCCGCCGCGCCCGTTGCCGCGAAAGCCACAGCCGCCGGAACTGTGCCGGCGTAGCTACGGGATCACGGGTTCACGATTGTGGTTCCGTGGTTCGCAACGTACGGCGAAGCGATAGGCGTGGGCGCGCTCCACGTGGACCAGTTGTTCGTGCTGACCGAGTAGCTCTGTCCCACGGAGTCGGTGTTGTTGTCGAAGTAAATGATCCAGTTGTCTCCGCCCGTGTTCAGCACACATGGGCCTTCGTAGGTCGGGGAGTTCCCCCAACCTGCCCAGTTGCCGGTTTCGACAGCCGTGAATATGCCGGTGGGGGAGGACGAGGTGGCGTATTCGACATAGCCCGTGTTGTTGTTCTTGTACCAGAGATAGTAGGCACCCCCCGCGTAAACGACGTAGGGGTCGATCGAGTAGTTTCCGGAGTAGACCTGGCTGAAGCTGCTCCATGATGTGAGCGATGTGTTGAGAGCCTGGGCGACGTAAATACTGAAGGGGCTGGTGGTCAATCCGCCGCTCGTCGAAATCGCGACGTAGACATAAACGTTCCCTGAAACCGGGTCCTGGAAAAATTCCGGTGCCCATACGCGCACGGTTCCAGAAACCCCAGGGGACACCGCAATTTCGCTTGACCACGTGCCTAGATTGGTTGCCGATCTTATCCCAAAATTGGTCTCTACGGATGTTGAGTTTTGGCAATTAGTGTAGGCAATCCAATAGCTGCCGTCGTAGTACATGATGGAGGGGTCGCGGAGATAGCCTGAAGATCCGTCTACCATGAACGAATCGAGCAGAGTCCAACTGATGCCGTCCGGAGACGACAGCAATTGAAGGTTTGGTGAGGTCCCGAAAGAGGCCATTAGGTACTGGCCTGCGGCGGGTGTCGTAAGTCAGGGACTGGACTGGCTGAAGGAGACGAACCCTTGGCTGTTGACGGTCAGGCCGTTGATCGAGCTGCTATAGAGATCCATCGCGAACCCTGCCTTCGTCGCTGTCAGGAAAGTAGTATCCGTCTGCGAGTAAAGCGTCGTCCATCCCTGGTTGGTCGGGTCGCAAGACACGCTGAAAGTCCGATTGGTGCCGTCGTCTTTTATCCTGAACCAGGTCGCAGGGCAAAAGGAAAACGAATCGTTTTGGTATGGCGTGCTCGAAAAGGTTGTGGCGTTGGTGAACTCATTGATCTGGATTTGGGGGGTATAGGCGGTTGCCGCCGCGAAAGCGACCGCGAACGTGATGAACTTGGTCCCATCGCTGAGGGCGATGCCGGTTGAATATCCGCTCACTGAGCCTGCCGAGGAACCAGCGATGCCCGACTGGATGGGGGGCATGAACGCGCCGATCACGCTATATGGAGTCGAGAGCGTGGCCTTGCCGTAAAAACGGATATTATCGCTTCCCGTGCCGGTGGCCGTCATCGTAAGCAAGCCGCCTGAAACGTCCACGGAGGATGAGCCTTGGTTGATCCAGGACATTCCCGAAGTCGATGGAGCGGTTAGATTGGCGAATGGGGTGTAGCCGGTGCTGGTGACGATGCAGCCGGTGGTAGTTGTGCCACCGTTTCCGTCTAGGCACAGGAGATTGCCTGTGCCGCTCACGCTGCCTGCGCTCATCAGGTTAGCGTCTGAGCCCTGCACGCCATACGATGTGCCCCACGCGCTGCCGGTAGAATTGGGCACCCCTGAGCCGGGATAGGTCGTGCCCGAAGGCATGCAACTTGTCCCGCCGCTCAGGATGCAGGTCAGGACTCCTGTGCTGTTATTGACATATAACCGCGCGTTTCCGCTTGCTGGGTTGCCTGGCGCTGCGCGCTCGGCGAAATCCAGGTAACCGTTGACGACTGCCCCGTAGAGCGCCATCGCGAACATCGTCGTCAAAACTGCCGCTGTCCAAAGTAGTTTCTTTTTCATAGAAATCCCTATCCGATCACCACCACTGATCCCGACTGCACGGTCCCGAAGGTCAGCGTGACAACGCTGCTGCTTGTTACGACCGTGCTTTCCGGTTCGATTTTGTTGCCCGACGAATCCCAGCACTGAACGATCACTGCGGTTGTGCCGAGGCTGTGAGTGACCGTGACTGAGGTGGCCGAGCTGTAAGTCGTCGAGTACTTGTTGACCGTGCCACCGCCCAGCCCGGAAACCGCTGCCGCGACGAACGCCGTGGTGGCGATCTGCGTCGTGTTTGTCCCGCTGCTCGCGGTGGGCGCTGCCGGCGTCCCGGTGAACGTTGGCGAAGCGAGAGGGGCTGCTCCGGTGACCTCGCTAACGGTGTAATCGCCGCTTGTCGCTGTCACCGCGCCCGTTCGGCCGAAGACGGAACTGACGCCCGTGGTCAACGCGGCCGTTGCAGCCTCCACGAATGCCGTGGTAGCGAGTTGCGTGGTGTTCGTTGCCGGCGCTGCCGTGGGCGCCGTGGGTGTGCCGGTGAATGCCGGTGATGCCTTCGGCGCGAGCGCGGCGATCGCTACGCCGCTGTCGGCCCCATTTCCGGAACCATCACCTTCGAGCAGGTTGGTCACGCTGGGGATGGTGGGCGGGGTCACGTAATAGGCAGAGACATTCGTCGGGCTGCTGCTGTCGTTCTGCCACTTGACGTTGCTGTGCCCCGAGGGCGCCGCTGGTGTCGTGTCGTTGAAATTGTCGGTTGTCATCCTAGTGCCCGTTGATGGTCAAGTTACTCGCGAGCGCGCCGCTGTTGATCGTGATGAAGTAGCTCACGCCATTGACCGAGATACCGCCGCCCGTTCCGGTACCGGCGCCGCTCGCCGAGTTGGAGGCCTTCACGGGTACGCCCGTGTCCACGATGAAACCATTGGAGTCGATGGTGAGCGCATTGCCGGGCTTGAGCTTACCCTTCGTCTGCAGGCCGCTGGCGCGCCGCAGGCGATCGTTAATCGCAGAAGTGAGAGCATCACTGGTCAGCCCCGAGTTGATAATAGGGATCTTCTTCGTGCCCCCCTGTACGGTTTTCATCCGGACACCGCCACGTCAAGATCCACCCATTGCCATTCCGGAGGCGTGGCCGCGATGCTCAAAATAGCCCCCCACGTCCACTGGGCCGGATCTTGCGCCTGCGCTGCCGGTGGCGTCGGCGACACCGCAAACGGGGCATTCGTCCACTGCGGGGGCGTCGGCGGAATCGGCAGATCGCCCCAAGTCCACTGGGCTTTCGGCTCGTTGAGCGGGCGCCACCAGATCCTGCCGGCGAACAGACGTGTGCCCGCGCCCGAGATCTCGACCTCCACGCGCCGGCCGCGGATACCCGGAGTGAGCGGAATCTTCACTGACTGCCGTACGCCGCCCGTGTTCAGCGCGCAAGTGAGCTGTTGAACCATGGCGCCGTTCGGTGAGTCCGTCCAGAGCGTGAGCGTTGCCGCCCCGTCCGTCTGCGCCTCGATTTCCAGTTTTTTGAATTCCTTCAGCCGCTCGCTGCCGAAGTCGATCGGCGTGGTGTCGAACACGCCGGCGGGATCCGCCGAGGCTTCGTCTCCAGTAAGGTAGCAGCCCAGCTCGCGAATCTTGAGGGTTGCGCCGTAGAGGCGGAAAGCGTTGCTACCGTTGATTACCAAACGCCACAAACGTCCGACGGGATAATCAAACGGCGCGGAATCAAGCGTTAAGGGCAAGAGGATCTTCTGCCGGCCGGTGGTGGCTACCGTGTTCTGGAAACACTGCGCCATCGTGAAGCCCGGCAAGTCGCAATAGACTGTGGCCGTTACATCGCCGGTAGTCTCGATGTCGAGTTCCAGCTCGCGCGCTTCCTTCGGTTTCTTGCTTCCGAAGTCCGTCTCACGCGAATCGTAGACCGCGCCGCCCGCGGCTTCGTAGGCCTCGATGTATTCGCCGACCGGCAGAAATTCGACGGAGGCCTCGTAGATCACGTACTTGCTGGATCCGGAAGTCTGCAGGCGGCACATGCGCCCTTCGATGGGGAGGGGTTGCCACCAGGAGGATCCGACAAACGGCGCGTTTCCGGAGTTTGCGGGCTGCAGGCTTTGCCAGGGATTGCCGGCATAGCTGCAAAACGCGCCGTCGCCGTAGGTGGTAGTTGGATTGTACACCGGGGCGCCGATCGCCAGGGGCAGTGGCAGCCGCATGTAGCGCCGGCCGTTTGTCCCGGTGTTGACAGTCCAGGTGCAACGGGTTGCCGCGATATTGCCCGGCAGATCGGTCAGGAAAGCCACCGTGACATCGCCGCCGAAGGTCTCTATTTCAACCGAAAGCTCTCGAAACCGCTTGATCGGAATCGCCGCCAACGCGATCGCGAAGGACCGCGGGATGTGAGTCAGGCCGCTCTCGAAGGTATGGGGCTCACTGTCGTAGACAAAGCCCGCCAAGCTCTCGTACGCCTCGACATAGACACCCACCGGCCGCATGAGTAATCGCGCACTGTAAAGCCGGAACGCCCCCGCCGCGGCCGTCAAGGCGACACGCCAGAGAAAACCCTCGGTCACAGAGAACGGGTACTTCCAGATCGCGCGGCCGGCGTTCTCCGCAATCGTAGGAGTCTGCCGGACAGCCAGCACATTGCCAGGCAGATCGGAATAGATGTTGCAGCCCACGGCGCCGCCCGACGTGTCGATGTCGAGCATCAGCTCTTTGCACTGCTTGACGGCCGCGGTGCCGAGGTCCGTCGCGAGGGTCGATGCAGCGAGCGCCAGGCGCGCTTCCACGTAGTAGTACAGGTAAACATTGTGGATCTCGCAGGCACCACTGTCCGAAGTCGAGGACCATGCGATCGCGATCGTGATGTTGGTGGCGAGCATCCCGTCATCGCCCAGTGGAAAACTATGCTTCTGTCGGCTGCCGGTACCGGTGAACGTGCCGAGTTCCGTCAACGGAGCGCTGATGGCGTTGTCGAGCGCAACATAGACCGTGACCGTGACATCGGCGCCCCAGATACCATCCACCACGACTTCGAGCCAGTTCTTCTGGTTGTCGGGCTGCCCCGCGTCCTCGAAGTGCGATTGGTAGACGCACTGGATCGGTACGGCCGTCGATCCGGACACTGGTTCATCCTCTGTCAGGAAGCCGCGGAAATCGTCGATGTTGTAAGCCACGGCATCCGACCCGCCGCTCGCGGGCGTTGTGCCGGTGAGTCCCAACATCTGGATGCCGTCGAAGAGGAAGCCGTAAAATCGCGAGATGCCCAGCGCATTGCGGTGGTACATCCAGCGGTCCTCTTGCTCGAAATAGACGAGGGTATTGCCGGTGTTGGCCGCGGGCAACGCGCTCGTGCCCGTGGTGCCAACCGAGCTATCGGGCTGGCCCGTACCGTGCGCGCCTGGCGGCTGCGGAGGGGCTGCCGCGGAGATCCCCCCGCAGCATGCCGCATTGGTCAGGTTGAGGATGACCGAGCACCCGCCGCCGCCGGCACTCACCGTGTTCGAATAGCTCGTCGTAAGCGATGGCTGGTCGTCGTCGCCGAACGCGAAACAGTAACCGTTGATGGTGTCTATCTGTTGGGCGCCCTGGTACCGAATCGTCCCGGACTCCGCGGTGTAAACGCCTCTACCGGTTGCGCTCCTGCCCCAGATCACCATGCATTCCTCCGTCGAGGAGAATGCCGTCGGGTCGCTAGGATTCCAGTGGAGGTTGGTGTTGCTGGTGTTGAAGGATCCCGGATACGTGCTGCCCGGGCAGATGTAGAACGGCAGAATCGAGGAATACTCGGCGGCGATAAAAGCCGTTCCTCCGACGTTGTTATTGACCGTCAGTGGTCCGCTGGCCGAAGCGATGGCCGCGTAAATCGTGCATTCGTTGAAGACTTCCTGTTGGGTCAATGAGTACTCGTTGCCTTGGGAATCCGTGATGTCTCCGCATGGCCCCTGCGTATTGCTGACAGAGCCGGCTGTCACGAACGCGATGATCGCGTCTCCCTCGGATACATCTGTGCCGAAGACCTGCTGGCCGAGATCTCCGACTGGCGAGCTCGCCGGCCAGGTCGGTGTACCCTCTCCACTCCCTGCCGTGATCTGAACGAATGCGAAGTTACTCACGCGCTCGCCCCCTGCTCGTCGTAGGACACGTAGAGCTTGCCCATGGCGTAGCCCAGGGCGATCCCGTAGCAATCGAGCGAGTTGGCGGAGTAATTCGGCCCGGTCAGGATCGAACCTGGCGGTGTCAGATTGCCGGCATTGACGATTGAGCTATTGAACAGGGGCCGGATGTCAGGGCCGAATTCCTCGGTGCGCGTGGTGTCCGAACGCCGCAGTCCTCCTGGTGACACGAAGTAGTCGACGAGTCCCTTACCCTTGACCACGGCAAACGCGCTGGTGAGTCCGACGCCGTCCTCGATCTGCTCGAGCGTCCCCGTATAGGGATCCCCGATCAGCACCCAGACGGACTTTTCCTTGTAGATCACCAACACGCCCGTGTGATCGGTGCACCAGATGATCGCTTCGCCGTCTTGGCCCACATCGACCCATGCCCCCGCGGCAGGATCAGTGTTCCAGTACTGCGGTTGACCCGGCGGGGTGTAAAAGAGCCGGTTGCCCACCCAGCTATACAACGCATCGAAATATGGACCGGCCAGGCCGCAACCTGCGGGAGGCAGGCCGTTGCCGATAGGCATCTGCTCGCCATTGTCCGTGATGGTCAGGTCATTCGTATTCCACGTGCCGGTTGTCGTGCCGTTGGCGACGGTGAGGCAGAGATAGGCGCCGCCCAGCGTTCCCCCCACGGCGTAGATGTTCACAAAGCCCACGCGCGGATCGGTCGAAACGGGGATACCGGTGAAATTGACGTCCTGATCCGCCACGGTTACCGCGATCGATTGCGGGCCGCCGTTCGATTCCGCGGTTTGATCCGTCGCTTCGAAGGTCGCGTAGAAGTTGTAAGTGCCGTTAGGGCCAGTAGAATCCGTCGCGCCGGCGGCCGGCGTGGGCGCGCTCGACGGCCCGGTGATGGCCCATGCCCAGAACGCCGCACCGTCATGGTAGCCCTGGACGTTCCGGTCCATGATGAACATCTTGCCGAGCATGGCTGCGAAGCCGACTCGAAAACCGCTCAGGCCGCTCACGATGGGCGTCGATCCGCCGTTGTAGTAAACGCTGCAGGGGTTCGGGCCGCTCAGGACGTTGCACGCGGTGTAATAGCTGGTCTCATCGCCGCCATTGTTGGCGGAACTGTGCGCGTAGCCTACGCCGGCAATGCGGTATTTCTGCGGGTAACCCCAGCGCTGCACCAGTTTGCCGGTGCGGTCGACGCGAAAGTTCTGGCCGAGCAGGATCGAAGTCTTGGGAACTTTGTCCCCGGGATCCGCGAGCGAGAACTTGTCGGCCAGGATCTGCAGTTTTTCACGGGTATACCCCACGCCCGTTGTTCGACCCGCGAAGCCGTTAGCCTACGCGCCTACGCCGTAAAGGTGCTGGACGATCTCTTCGTACGTCGCGGCGCGCTGCTCGTAGTGGTCCGCCATTTCCGTTTGCGTGCCGTCCGATTCCTTGCGGCGCGCAGCTTCCAGCATCCGGTAGCTCAGCCAGTCCTGCAGCGGGATAGGGAGCTGCACGGTGGAAGCATCGAGCGCGATGGTACAGGGATACTCCTCTGCGATTTGGTTCAGCGTCCCGCCGGCGCTGGGATTCGGGTAAAGCGTAATCGTGCCGATGCTACCGGCGTCGAGCGATGCCCGCGTGCTGGCTCCAGACGTTGCGGACCAGGTGGCATCGAGCGCCCAAAGCTCGCGCACGGGTGTTAGCCGCAGGTTGGCGGTGCCGAGCCACGCCGCAAGCGTGTAAACGTTTGCTGCGGGCTCATCGTAGACGGCGGTGCCTTCACTCACCGTGATCGAGGAATCGTAAGTGATGAAGGCGCCCGCCAAATAGGCCAGGCGCTGCACGGCCTCGTCGGCGAATTCGTACAGCTCGGTTGAGGTCACCCAGGTCCCGGTGGCGTCCAGATCGTCGGCATCCTGGAAGCCGAGCCGGTAAGTGATATCAGTGATGCAGTCGGCCGCGTCGATCATTGTGGTGTCACCGTCCCATCGCCTTGCGGCAGCAGATTCACAGGCATCGTGCCGGCGAGCTTCGAGCGATCGAAAAACTCATCCTCTGGGGGACACTTATCATAGCGGGCGCCTTTGTTGCGCGATCGCACGAAGCCCGCGTATTGCTTGGCCGCATCCATGAACCGGTCATGGTAAGGGATCGTCTTCGAAAATTCCTGCGCACCTTCCACCATGCGGCAGCGATAGATGGCATAAGAGACCAAAGCCGCATGGTACTCCGCGGGGATCGCGGGCACGTCCGTGTCATCCACGAGCGCGGCGGGCGCCTGCACGTAAGTCACGGTGAGGGCCGCGAATGACTGGCCGTATACGCCGATGAAGTCTGCCCCCAGCGAGAGATACCGGGTAATCGCGGTGTCCGAAGAGATCCAGGAAGGATTGAGCGCAGCGAGTTCGGCCAGGGTTGCAGGCCGCACCTTCGCGCCCGTCGAGTCGGTGATGCGGAGCGGACAAATCCAGTCGGAAGCCACACTCAACATGTGGGTGAAAGTGGCTTCGGGCGTCCAGGAAATGGAATTTTCCAAACCCAAAGTCAGCAGGACAAAGTACCGTTGGGCTTCATTCAAGGCGGCTACCAGTTCAGCTTTGGGATAGTACACGGGCGTGCCGGCTTCGTTGAGCCGCTGGCTCACCCGCGTAACCATGACGGAGAGCTGCACGTTATTTCGCCCGCGGTGGAGGCGTGAACTTCGCCGCGCCCACATAGCGCGCTTCCTCGGCCAGGCGCGAATTCGGCTGCCGGTGCATTTCGACCCGGAGCATGTCGTTGATGCCGGCGGTGAAGAGGTTCTCGAAGGCGGTCATCCCGTCGTAGTCCTTCGCCAGGCTGAGAATGTCCGCGCGCACGCCCTGGATGATTACTCTGGGGGGTATCCAGGGCAGCGGCGACTCGGTGATCTCGGTCGGATCGAAATTGGGCGCATTGACGATGTAGCGATAGGCCAGCGTCGATGCGGCCGCGGTCGAGCTCGGAACCGGGTAAACCTCGACCTGGTGCACTGGCGGGGTGTCGCCCGAATCCTGCGCCAGTGAATAATAGAAAGGCTGCCCCTGGTCCGCGCGGCCCGGAAACCGCATATTCAGCTCGGCCTGGGTATACGGCCGCATCGGGAAATCGCCCGCGGTGTTGTTCATTTCTAGCAAAATTTTGAGGTTCGCCGGCAGCTTGTAAATGCTGGGCGTGCCCGGTGTCCCCTCGGTGATCGTGAGGGCCGCGCCTACCTCAAGACTTTTCCAGGGGTACGCGTCAAGAATCGTCTTATAACGCTCGTAAAGAAAAGAATCCAGCATGTCCAAATCGAGGTTTTCGCCCCATTTGGCGCACATAAGTCTGATAGTTCCCCAGGTCACAATCAGTCATTCGACGGTACCAGGAATCGGCATTTTGAACCTAGTAGACACAGGGCTTTCGAGGGACACAGCGAAAAAACAACAGGACCCCCGAGGAATGGGCTGTTGCTCAGTTCGTTCCGTTGTTCCATCCGTAATTGTACCCACGCGCGCTTCTCTCCACGCGATGACGCCAGAAGCGCGGCGCCATCCGCATGGTGGGCTTCGTCCGTCTCTGCGTAAATTCCACGCGCAGCATGCGCGCCAGCTCGGCGTTGAACTTGGCTTCGAACATCTGCGCCTGGCTGATCTTGCCCGCATCGGCAGCGAGGTCCGCTTTCACTCCGTACATGATGCAGGAGTCGCTGATGAAGGGGAGCGGCGATTGCGCCAGGTTCTGGCCGTTGAAGGTGAACGCATTGCGTAGGTATTCGATGGTCATGCCCCGCGCGAACTTCGGCGGGGGGAACAGCTCGACCTGGTGCACGGTGGGCGTGCCGATGACTTCGGCCGTGTCCTCGATCTCGGTCCAGTTCTGCGGGTAGCCGACTTGCGCCCGGCTGCCGGCCGTCTCGTCCAGTTCCGCCGGCGTGAACTTGATCAGCGGGAAGTTGGTCAGCGAATCGAGTACGCGCTCGAGGGATCGGCAGTCCGCCGGCAGCGTGTACACGTTCTGCATGAACACGTAGCCGCTCGATGCGTATTGGACGCCTGGCGCGTCCTCGCCGTATCCCTCGTAAGGTCGATCGAGCGTGAGGCTTGTGGCGCTGCCGACTGCGGTCACCGTGTAGACCGGCTCATCGCCCACGCGGTAGAACTTCATCCCGACATAGGCGTCCGTCCAGGCGGTCCCGACGCCCGCCACGGTGGCGGATCCCACGGTGAGGGTGCAGGTGTCGGTGTTCGAGAGGTAGGCCGCCGCGGTTTGCAGTTCAGCCCGGGCGTGGATCCCGGTCCAGTCGGCGGCGCCGAGAATCTGCTCATAGCGCCCGTTCAGGAACCCGTCGAGCACGTCCAGGTTCGTGCCCGGGACCTGTTGCAGGATGTTGTATCGAAGAGTGCCCCAAGTAGCCATCACCAGGCAATTCGACTTCGCGAGGGGTACGATGGTCTGCAGGGAGAATCACCATGGACAATGGTTTCGTCACAATCGGCAGTCACAACATCCCGCTGACAGGCATCCGGGATGTCGATACGCAGTATGAGCGCAATCAGAGCGAGGGTGGGGGAACGTGCGTGAGGCTCTGGCTCAATACTCAGCCAGGCAGCCCCGGACCCACCTTCTACGACTTCCGCGGCAACCAGGCCCAGCAGATCCGCAGAAACCTGCTGGCACTAGGGAACACAGGCTCGTGCATGGTCTTGCTCGAAGCCGGCGAGACAGGCGAAACTGCCGAACCGCCGAAAGGCAAGACTGCCGGCGCCAAATAGCATCGGGCGAGCGGTAACGCTCGCTCGGTGATAATGTTGCCTAGTAACCCTCGCACGTCCAAGCGACCACGTCTCCGACTCCAAAGGCAGATGTAGCCGTGATCGTCAATTGAGATGTGGTCTCAGCCCATGTCAGCCCGGTATTTAGGCTTGTCGTGGTCCTGTCTCGCACGTAACAGTTCACGTAGCTTCGCGAGTATGCGCTTGACCAGTAGATGATACCGGTCGTGGCCGTCCCACCGGTGCCTATGACTACTTGGCCAGCACTGTCGAATCCATTGATACTGGGATTGGTGCCAAATCCGGAATGCACAGTGGGGGAGCCGCCCTGCCCCGTTACATGCCCAAAATATGCATCTGGAGTCGCAAAGTGATTATAGCCAGGAGCGTAAATGCCGTACGCTGTACCATAGCCTCCGAGTTGACCTGTCGGATAGGCCAGTGACACATTTTCGGCGTAGCAATTCTGAGTGGTCGCGCTGTTGGGGTTGTAAACAATAATGGCCGGGCACGATGAGCTAGAGTGGATTGCATATCCATTTGCCCATGAGGCCCCATCTGTCGTGATATTAGAATTGGAGTCGATCACCGGAGCTAGTACCCCGAACTGTCCAGGGAAACGAATTGCTTGCGCTGTGCCAGACGCACCGGCGGCTATCTGGACTCCGTAAAGCGACACCGTACCATTCTTGACCCAGATTCCATAATTCTCGAACGCTTCAACATTGGATCCGGAGATTGTCACATATGAGTAAGTATTCGCGGAATCTCCCAGTGATGTGCTCTGCCCGAGCGCGGCCCAGTTAACATTTGAACCAGAGCCATCTAAGCCGTTGCAGTTGCTTATCGTCGCCGATCCTTGGTAAATTACATAGGCAGACTTGCCGCTGCCGACTGCATGCACGTAACTGTTTGCAATCGTGCTGGCTGGCCAGCCATTTATCTCGATGCCGTTGTCGGCACTGCTGGTACATCCTACCTCGTCGATCAACGTCGAGAACGCATCGGGAAGGTAGACGCATCTACCACCCACCCCCACGACCGTAACGTCATGGATCGTCAAATTATTGGTGAACGTATCGTTGTGAATGTATATTCCGTGGTTCGACACGCCTCCGTTTCCATTGATTCCCAGGTCTCGAATGGTGAGTGCAGATATCGAGGCACCGGTCGTCTCGATCACGCCTGTGCCGGTGCGACTCTTGATCACCGAATTGAGCGGTCCATCGCCATATACCAGCATCCCGGACACATTGATGCAGGTAATTGTGTCCGTCAAGTACGTCCCCGCGGGAAAATAAAGTGCAGTGGTCGCCGCCTTGGCGGCTGCGCACGCGTTAGCAATGGCCGTCGTATCGTTAGCGGAGCCATTGCCAACAGCGCCGTACGACTTGACGTTGATCGGCATCGCTGGAGAATAGAGCACGTTTGCGCCGAGTGTCCCAGTGGGAGCACCGCTAGGTAAAGTAGTCCCTATCGCGACGGTGCCTGGGATCCTGGTGACCGACGTCGCTCCGCTTCCGGTCACGGTGCTCCCCACTGGCAACGACGGGCCTCCAACGCAAGCCCCGTTGCTGAGCACGTATCCGTTGGGACAGTTCTGCGCCACAAGCGGAAACACCGCGAAAACCGCGGCGAGTATCCAGAGTTTCATAAACCTTCCTTTTACGGTAGAATTTCCGCGTCGACCTGAAGCGTGGCTGCGTTGCCTGTGCCGAGCGTGAGCTGGACGGCCCATTGCAGGGGCAGATGTAGGCCCATCACGCCAAGGGATGCGCCCCCGGACGCGACCTGCGATGGCAGCCACGCGCCCGGGTAAAAGTCGAAGACAAACGTGCCCGCCGTCGAGAGAATGCCCGCGGCCGAGAAGCCAGCCAGAGGAATCAGCGTCCCGGTGCTGGGGACTGCGCCGCACAGAAAAAGGCTGTCGGTTGCGTCTGCGCTGGTGACGGCAGAGACGGTGACGTAGAGCCGGATGCCCCGGCCCCACGTGTTGGTTTCGACTTGCGAGGTATACGTGCCCGCCGTGAAGGCCGTGGCCCGCACGACATTTGGCCTGTAGCTCTTGTTCTGCATGGCGTTACGAGTTCGCCGGAACCACGTAGACCACGAGCACTTCAATGACGCCCTGTGTCAGCGGTCCGGTCTCCACAGTGATGAGGATCTGGCCGGCCGCGCTCATCTTTACAGGCGATGCAAAGGTGCATGCTCCGTTAATCAGCGCGTCGGCGGTGAGCGAGGCCTTGCCTGTCGATCCGAGGATCGACGTGGCCGAGGATCCTGCCGTGGTGCCGATTTCGAGCGTTGCCGAACCTGCAGCCGCTACGGCCGTAGTCGGATTGATCGTTGCCCCGATCAGCAGTGCGTTTGCCGGGATGGTGGCGTTGGCCGCGGGCGTGCAGCTTGCCCCGCCGTCGACGGCAAAGTTGTAGATCGCGTGAGCCACGCCCACCGAGCCGAGCCCGGTTTGGGGGCCAGCCAGGCCGCCGTTGACGATGGCGCCCGCAGCGTTGATCGCGAAGATCACCGTTCCATCGGGTTGCTCGACGGTGAGGATGTTGGCCGATTGGTTGGTGGGGACCTGCAGGCGCAGGGCGATGTCGTCGCCTGCGCCTACGGTCAGCGGATCGTGTCCGAGTGAGCCCGCGCCGCGCAGCGTGATGACGGTCGGCCCGCGAAACCGGGTAGCCCCGGTGGTTTCTTGAGTTTGTCCCATCTTAGTAAGTTTCCTTTCGGTGACTTAGTAACTAGGCCGAACGCCTAGCTGGAGGGCACTCCCCAGATGCCGTAGAAGCCGTTGAATCCGACGGCGAATCTCATCCAACCGGCGGTCTTGAGGGACCGCGTATCGAAATCGATGTCGTGGCGAGTGTTGAACGCCTCGCGGTTGTAGAACCGCAGTTCGGTGTCTTCCTTCTCGCACTCGATGAACCAGGCGTTGGGATCGCTGAGATAATCCCAGACCATCCAGCTATCGAAGCTGGGCATCCCCGAGCGCCGCTTGAAGGCGTTGATGGTGCGGTTGGCGGTATCCGGTCGGTCGTTGCCGCCGAGCAGTTCCGCCGCGATGAATTCGAGTTGCGAAGGCACGATCAATTTCTTGGGCGGAATGCGCAGTTTCTTGCCGCGGTGATCGAGCGTTTGCCGGATCCCGGTCAGCGAGAGCTGAATGCTGGTGATGTCTGGGTCGCTGGCATAGGCGAGGCGGTTGGTCTGTGTTCCGCCGCCCACCAGGGGGTGAGCCGTGGAGAACAGGGACTGGCCGTCCGGACCGTTCGAGACCGTGAAACCGTTGTTGAAGACCGAGGCCGCGGTTACCTCGACGGTTTCCTTGGCCGACTTGCCCAGCTCGCTGGCGAGCTTGCGAACCACCCCGAATTTGTCATCGTCCTGCGCAATGCGCGAGACGCGGAACCCCAAGCTGTACTGGGCCGGGATGTAGGTCTTGTTGAACCCGGGAAGCGGATCGTCGTAGACGGTCCGATCGTTTTCGGGCACGACCGCGAACTGTCCGAAGCCCGTTACCTCGGTGGTCTGCTCGATCGACCGAGATGAGGTCTCCATCCGGAAAACCTCGCTGTATTGCTCCGGAAACCTGTTGTACTTGCTCATGACCACCTCGTCGATGGCCGGGAGCATGGTCGTCAGGTTCAAATCCGGAAAGGATGTGCGTAAATACATTGCTGTGCCTGTGTCCCCTGTTCCTGTTCCTGTGCCGCGCTAGACGCCGGCGGTGTCCTGTCCGAGTTCGGACTTGAGAATGACGACTTCCACAATCGCGTTCGCGCCCTCCACGTTGGGGCTGATGTTCGACACGCGGATGATGCGGAGATCGAGCCCCGAAGTCGTCGCGATGGATCCGTTCGCCACGGCCATCTTGGATTGCTTGGTGAGCGCGTTGCCCGCCTGGTTGTTCACGTTGGCGTTCTTGCCGGCGTGGGAGGCGGTAGTCACGGCGAGCGTACCGTCGACCTGCGCGATATAAATGGTGTCCAGTTCGTCGTAGACGTACTGCGGGGTCGCGGTCGAGGCGGCGCCGTAGTTGACGCTCGCGCCCAGCCACAGAGTCGTACCCGGGGTTGCGTTCTGGCCGCTGGTGCAGCCGGGCATCGGGTTGCCGAGGCCGGTAGGATCGGGCACGCTGGTTGCGGCCTTCATCACCAAGTCGGCCGCGAAGATGGCAGTTCCGTCGTTAGACGCCTTGCCGTATTGGCGGGTAGTCAACGGGCCGCCGCTGTCCCGCGAGATGGCTTTGAAGCCGAAAGGGTTGTTGGGGTTCGCCACGCGAAAAATATCCTCGCCCTTTCGTTCGACCTGTCACCGACGAATCGCTAGACAGAAAGTGAAGTACTGCCGTGGATGCTCCGATACTGTTCGCCGCGGCGGAAGGTACGCGTCTCGATTGCGGGCTCGACGAAGAGGAGCTTGCAAGCCCACTGTTCGGCATCGCTGCCGCGATCGCGCATGTAGAGCAGCTCCACCGCCGCGGCCTCGTGCATGACCACGGCTCCGGCGTGCAGCCGGCTACTCGCCGGCGAAGCGGAGGCCGGTTTCGCGGGATGCCCCGTCATACTCATCGTTGACCGCCATCGAGGCCGTAACGCGCTCGCCAGGCCTCAGCAGGCTTGCCCCGCTGCGCATTGCCCCGCCTTCGCCCGCGATCTCGCGTTGTGCCTTGTCGTAATAGGCTTCTTCCATGTCGCGGACCTGGGCGCGGCCTTCCTCCGCGAAATGCTCCATGCGCCGCTGCGCGATGTATTCCGGGATCATGCCCATGATCAAAGTCCCGATCTTTACCGGGTCGCCGCGCTCGTCTTTCACGACTTCGTAGCCGCGGAGTCCCAGTACGTCGTTGCAGCGATCGCTGAGGAACTTGAAGCTCATCCCGGGATGCAGCGGCCCATACTTCGCCACTACGTTGCGCATCGGGTTGATGATAAGCGGGTCGATGACATCGTCCAGCTCGATTTCTACGGTGCGTTGCGGGATCCGGAGGATGCGGTCGCGAAAGGCCTTGGCCGTCGCGTCCACGCCGAACTTCGCGATCGAGGCGCGCAGCCCTTTGCGCATGATGGGATCCGGCGCCGCCAGTTCCTTTTTCTTCAGGATCAACTCCATGAAGGCATCGGCCACGGCTTCGAGGCCGTACCTTTCGAGGCGCTCGTGGAATTCCGGACAGTTGGTCACGATGGGATCCGGACCGTACACGACGCGCGTGGTGGTCTTGGGCGCATCGCCAAAAGACTGCTTGTCGAACTGATCGCGCAGCAGCTCGGCCGCGCTATCGAATTTTTTCTCGGGGATTTTGAGGCCGAGGTCGATCGACTCCTCGACTTCCTTCGCGATAATCCGCTGCTGCCGCTGCTTCAACACGCGCTGGTTGAGTGCCTCGGCGGGGTCTGTCACGGGTAGTTTCTTGGCCACTTATCAGTTCCTTCCTCTCGGCAGGCCGCCAAGGGCTGTGCCTTTCTTGAGCCGCGCAATGTAGGCTTCCTCGGAAATGTCCATGCCGCGGCAGATCGCTTTCTGGGCTTCGGTTAGAGTCGTGTCGTCGTCTTCCGGCTCGGCGTCCGCCGCCGGACGGTTACCGCGATCGCCGGCCTGCGCGCTGATCCGCGCCTGGCGTTTGCGTTCCGCCTCCGCGGCCTGATCGGTGGTTCGCTGGGCCGGCGTCTTGACCTTGCCGCTCTTGAATCCGTCGAGTTCAGCGCGCTCGGCCGCGATCTTCATCGCGAGCTGCTCGGGCACTCCCTCTTTCACCAGCTCGCCGTAATGGCTGGCTGTAGCCCGGAAAAACTCGCTCTGTTTGTTCGCCAGGTCCGGGTACTTGCTGAGGAGCTGGGATTCGGTGGTGAGCTGCGATGCCTTGCTGTTGGCGATCGCCGAGGCCATCTCTTCGGCTTCGGTTCTCGTGACGTAGCCTTTCGACTTCATGTAACGGTCGAACGCCTTCGGGCCGCCGGTGGTCAGCAGGTCGAGGAGGTCGGTGTTGTCCTCGGGCTCGGGCTCCGGAGGGGCGGCCGCCGCGGCCGGAGCCGGGGGCGTTGCCTGGGCACGTTGCGCCCAGAATTCGCTCGAGTGCCGTAGCGAGGTGTTTTCGGCCTTGAGCGCGTCGATCTCGGCCTGGCGAGCAGCGAGGTCCTCCGCGGATGGCCCCGCGGCTGCCGGGGGCGCGGGAGGCGCCGCAGGCGGTGGTGTGGTGGAAACGGTGGTATCGATGATTTCGGGCATTGGGTTACTTTCGTTTTGAGGAGCGCTGGACGACGGCATTGGCCTCGCGGACGGCTCGGCCTTCGTCGCCGGTGCGCTTCAGGACCGAATTGGCGACTTCGGAAAATTGCCGCTGCAGCTTCGGTGTGGTGGCTTTCTTGGTGTGGCTCTTGGCGTCAGATGGGTCCCAGGGCATTAGGCTCGTTTCTCCAATTGGTTTCCGTACTGAGTCCCGCGGTAGAGGTCTTTGCGCTGGTGCGTGTACGGGATCGCGCAGCGCTCGCAAAGCATCTGCTGGATGCCGTCCTTTGGGACGACGTAAATCTTCACGTCGAGCGCCCGGGGATCCGCGTTGCGCAGCTCATCCCAGCTGCGCCCGCATTCCTGGCAGCCGCGCGGTACGGCGCCCCCAAGGAACTGCATGGCGTGGATATGCCACTCCAGGCAGTAATCGCAGATGACCTGGCCCGAGCGGAGGCGGTGAACCCTCCATTCGGGCAGTTCTTTTGAGCACCAATGACAGCGCACGCCCAACACATTTGGGAGGCGCATGACGCTGCTGGTATCGGGCACGCCCGCCATTCGACGCGACACGCGGCCGCGTGCGGGCAAAAAAACGCCAGGCCCGGCGGTTAAAGTCCGGACCTGGCGACCAATCACCAGAAAAGGTTGAAGAAGCTGCCCGCTATTCGACGTGGATGGCTCCGGGGGCTTTTTTGAACGCTTCCGCGGCCTTTTGGGCGGCCTCCAGCTTCGCCCGCATCTCGTCGAGCATACGTTCCCCGATCGCGGGAATTACTTCGAGCGCTTTGGCGGCGCCCTGCGCCTGCCACATCGTGATCTGGTCGGTAGCCCGGACGCACAGGTCCACGGCACGCCTGTGCTCCTGCTCGATGCGCGCCATGATTGCCTTGTAGGCGTCGGAATCCAGTAAGGCCCGGAATTCGGTCACATCGAAATGATCGATGTGGTCGGGGGGCGAGATTTTGGTTGTCATGCCCCGCCATTCGACTTATCATGGGGGGCGAAGGCGAGCGGCCCCATTGAAGCATGTCCTTCACGTGCCGCACCATGTGCAGCAGATCGAATTTTTCCGCTCGCCTTTGCCCCCTTACGAATTGCCGTGCAGGCTTTCATCGTGGCCGCTGTAAAGAAACGGCCCCGAAGCAACCGGGTTGCCCGGTGGCTGCGAAATCGGCCCGCGCCACAATCCGTTGGGCATCTCGACCGGCTGCGCGCCCGCGATGGCTTGCGCCGAGCGCGCGCCGCTCTGCGCGATTTGCGATGCGGCCTGTATCGCCTGCTCGATCACGGCCTGCTGAATCTTCTTCTGTTGGAGCTGCTGGATGTGTTCCTGGTAGTGCAGGATCAGTTTGGCCAGCGCTTCCGGGTCCGCATGTTGCATGTCGGCTTCGCACGATTTGATATCGCGCATGTGCCTGATCATATGTAGCAAGTCGTTGTCCATTGGGTTCACGACAACGGTCTCGCCGTGCAACAGGTTCACCCATTCGGTCTTCGGATCCACGGACGCATCAGGCTGCGGAGGCCGCGGCACAAGCGCCTCAAATTCCGGATCCCCCAGCGCATCGTGGGCTTCGCGAGTCACTTCCCAGAGCGCTAACGGGTTATTTACGATCAACGGATTCTGCAAGTCGAGCTGGTAGCGCGCGAGGGTCTTTTCCTTGTCGGCTTCCCTCGACCAGACGGAATTCGCGAACTGCAGCCGGAAATCGTAGCGGCCGTCGCGGTCTTCGAGGGAGAGGTAGGAGCCACCCTTGGCCACGGGAAACGCGCCATCCGCGTCTTCCTCGGTCACGCGGAAGAACGTCTCGTCGTTCGAGAAGGCGTACTCGAGCTGCCAGAAATGCTGTAACACAAGCGCCATATCCTCGCGCAAGACCTTGGTGTCGAGCGAGATCCGCACGTTGCCCTCTTCGAGTAGCGACACGGTCTGTTGGGCCGTCCGCGGCGCGTTCGGCCGATCGGACTGTCTCCCCATCTGCAGATCACCCATGCCGGTGAGCTTTTCGCCGTAGGCCAGGGTGCACTGCTCTTTCCACTGCGCGATCTGTAGGTCCGTCGTGATGGTGAGCTGCTTGATGTCCGTCGCCGGATTGTCGAGCGGGATCGCCATGCCCGGCTCCATCTTGAAGGTGTCGGGATTGAAGCCGCTAGCTGGCCGATAGCCTACCGGCGGATTCATGGCGAGCTGGCCGCCCTCGGTCGCCTGGTTGTGATTGACGCGGAGCTCGTCTTCGAGATTGATGAGCATCTCGGCCATGCCCATCGACCAATACGAGCCGTCTTTGACCATCGAGGCCTCGACGAAGGGCCGCTTGTTCTTCACGGTCGGGTAGAGCGCATCGAGCGATTGCACGCCCACGATGATGTGGAGATCCCAGAGGTACCGGACCACGAAATCCTTTTGCAACATCTCCCGCTTCTTCCAGTCCCACTCGCTGGCATCGGCCTTGCCTTTCTTCAGCGGGCGCCAGCGGCCATACCATTCCAGAACGAGCAGATTTTCGCCGGCGGAGATAGGCCGCTCGTACATGAGGCCCTCGGCTTCGTCCTGCTCGCGTTTGATCTCGTCGCCCTCGGATTCGCGCTGGATGCCGTGCTGGGCCATGTTGATGATTTGCTGCCAGTTCTTGCCGATGTTCTGGAAGCGGCCTTCCTGCTCGCCGCGCAGCAGCGCGTCCGGAGTCATCCGGCATTTGCGGATACAGAAGCTGAACTGGTGCAGTGTCTCGACTTCCTCGCACGGGACCACGAAATCGTCCGGATAGAGCGGGAGGAAGTCCGGACCCTCGTAATCGGTGATGGTGACCGGTTCATTGGTTTCGGGCCGCGTCACTTCGAAGGTGTCGCGCAGCCAGGGCGAGTAGGCCACGCTTCGGCCGAAGAGCAGCTTGCGCAGCACGAAGGTGCAAAACCGCGACGTCAGCTTCATGGAGGTGAACAGGCGCCAGGTCATGTACCGCGAGATCTTCTTGTCGCGTTTGAAGTCCGAGGGGCCTACCGGGACCGCCACAATTTCCGCGTCGTCGCCGAACAGCGCGTCCATCTCCTTCGACCACTTGGTGAAAATGTTCCACTGGACATAGGGCACCGGGACGTTCGACGCGGTTTCTTCGCCCTGATTCGGCACGTCGACCATCTGGCGCCATCGGCGGTAATACTCGCGCCACTTCTCCATGCGCCGGTTGTGGTCGGCGAGGGCGTTGCGGTAGTCAGACTGGATCCGGTTCGCGATGCGGGCCAACTCAGCCGCGGGCCATTTGAGCTGGAATGAGTCGTTGGAGGTAGTGTCTAAGGCGGTTTCGTCGGCCACGCCCGCTATTCGACTGACAAGCCCCGGTCCCGCTTGCTTGTATGTCCACACAAGCCCGTATTCGACTCTGCGGTCACCAAGCCAAGCACCGCCGCGAGAATCACGATGAGCGTGAATCCCGCGACGTGATGAGGCGAGTAGTGGTTCACCGCGAGTGGCTCCAGCCCTTCGAGACTTCAGCGAAGTTGGCCTCTTCGCGTTCCTTGGCAGAACGGGAATGCAGCGCAGCTTGCAGCTTACCCGCCGGGATCGGCTCGTCCTGCGGTACGCCGAGTTTCTTGTGCAGCAGCCCCTTATTTTTTTTCTTGATGTGGATCGCCATGCCGGCTAATTCGACTTCGGCGCGGTGAGCTTCATCACGATCGGCGGAACGGTGATCGTGAGGGTCCAGCCGTCCAGTCCTGCGATGGTCCGATCAATCTCGCACGAGGCGCGGTCCACGATCTCATCCGCGGCCTTCTGCGCCGCGGCGATCGCCGGCAGCATGGCAGCGTTCAGGCGGGCAGTGATGCGGTCCACCAGCTCGTCGCCGGCGGACTGCGCTCGTGCGACCGCCTCATCTAACGTCTGTTTGCTCTCGACATCCATGGTTCACTTCTTTCGATACATGAGGTAACCGCCGAACAGGATCACCAGTGCCAGGCCGATCTTGACGGCTTCTCCGCAGGGGACTAGGTTCCACTGAACCGTGGAAAGGAGGTGGGCGCACATGATGCCGCCCGCCCCGGTGGTGATGTTATCGGCGTCCACTTTAGGCCACGGTTGCGGGAGCGGCGGGCGCGGCAGTTTTGGGCGCGGCAGCGGCTAGTTTCTGTTGCAGGGTGCTGGCAGCGGCCGAGAGAAACTCGGCGCTGACTTGCTCTAACAGAGCGATGAAGAATTGTTCGAGAGCGTTCATGGCCTCGTATTCGACTCACGCTGGACGACTCATTCCCAAAAGCCTCCGTTGTAGCCCCAATGCTGCCTCGACGGCGTTTCTCTGTAGCCCGGAAGCGCTTTTCCGTCGCTCGCAGGCATGCGCGCGAAATTCCCAGGATCGAGACTGGAGGCAGGTGAAAGGCGCAGGCCGACGATCTGCAGCACGTCTTCCGCGGGCCACGGCATCCTGGCATTCAGTTTGGCCTCAATCCTCGAATGGCGCCGCCTTGCCTTGCGATCGCTAGGGGCGCGAGCACGGGCGGCGCGATCGCGCTGCAGCTCTTTCTGCAGCCGCGCGTGTAAGTCGGCGCGCATGCGTCAGTAGTGGAAGGCTTGCAGGATGTCGCCTGGCTGCGGGATCGCGTCCGCGGCGAAGGTGACGGTTACGCCGCTCACGGAATAGTCAACGCCGGCCGCGAGGACCAGGCCGTTGTTGGTTACCAAGACAGGAACCGCAGGCGCGATGAACACCGTATTGGCGCCGTCAATCGCTCCCGTGAGTGTGCCGGCGGTGAGCACGGGCACTGGGGCCGGCGCCGGAACGATCGCATGGAGCACGGGCGGCGTTTTCGTGGTGTCCAGGGCGAGGGTGGCAGGATCCACAGTCGCGCACACCAACGCCGGCATCTCGACGGTTGTAGTTGCGCCCGCGGCGATCGTGGTGACCGTAGAGGGTACGGCGACTACGACCGCTACAGTGCCCGCTGCCAATGATGCGGAGCAGTGCACCTGTTTGATGTCGACGCTGGTCTGCGCGATCGCGAGGGATGCGCCGCAGAAGAAAAGGATGAGTTTTTTCATGCCCGCCATTCGACGCTCACCAGCCCCGGCGTATCTCTTCGCGCGAAGCTGCGTCGCGAGCCTTGCCATAGAAACTGATTTCCTTGCGCACCAGGCCCTCGACCTTCGCCGGGCGCGGCATCCGCGTGATAGCGATGATGGCGAGCGCCAGCGCGATCACCGTGTCATCGTGGCAGCCGGATTGGTGCTCAGCCTTTCCGTTGGGCTTGATGACGAAGGTCATCAATTCGCTCACGGTGATGGGATCATGGAGGGTGATGGCGAGCTGCCGGATGACTTCATCGAGGGCCGAAATGAGCTGCGGCCTGGACACTCCGGATGTGTCCCATCCAAGACGGTCGCCCCGGATCTGCGGGTCCCGGTCGGGGGTGACCGAGCGGTGATAGAGCAGGCTCGGTGGGTAGTCCGCATTGATTACGGCCTCCAGCATCGACACCCCGCCGCCGCCAGGATTACGCTCTCCGCAAATTTGCGCCATGTTGTAGAACTTGCCGACTCGCGCGACATACCGCCCCGATTCGCCTGGCATCATGCGAGCACGCAAAACGGCGCATTGTTCGCCCGTATCGCGGTCGAGGACCTGGCCGCAGGTCCAATCCGGATTGGCCTCTCCCTTGCCCTCATTGATGTCGAGGCCCTGCGCACAATCGGCCCCGAGTACATACAGGCGTCCCTTTTCGGGCCGGCGCCAGACCCGGAAGGCGCCGTGCTCGTTGGGACTCAAGACCAAACGCTTTTCCCCTGCGCCCACGTCCTCGACTTCAAGTTCGCCCGCGAGTGGAGCTGCCTTGAAGTAGATCTTGGTGAGATGCGGAATCGAGAAACGAGTGCGCGAATTGGCGGCGAAAGCTTCCTCCGGGGTGCAGGGATGCTCTCGCCGAAACCGTGTCATGTCGCCATTGAAGTCGTTGGCGATCGTCCACCGTCTCCAGTTGAGTTGCGGAAGGTCAAGGTTGTACTTGCCCTTTAAGTCCCACTCTTCGCGCGAGAGACTGTCTTGGAACCGATCCGGGGGGATCGCGAGCGGCATCCGGTTGGTCGGATGCTCCCACCAACCCATGAAGATGCCGAGCCATTCCGAATCCGAGCCCGGGTCCATCGCCTGCTGCCACATGGTGTGGAAGTAATCGCCAATGGTTTTCGCGGTCCCCTCGACGATGGCGCACGTATCCGGCAGCTTCGGCACCGCACTCATGACCGCGGCGAGCGTACCGGCGGGATCCGGATAGTAGGGAAACTCGCTGAAGTGAACGTTGGTGATGCGGAACGATCGCCCGAAGTTCACTGAGCCAGCCGTGTGGATCTGGATGAAGCTCGATTTGGGATCGCCGCCGAATTCGTAGTAAATGCGATCGCTGAGCGGATCCGATGGCGGTAAGCCGTAGCCGTCGATCCATTGCCCCTCGGCGGGGTTCACCTTCGAGGGTACGAACACCGGCCGGCCGAGGCTAAAGGGCTTGTAGGTGTCGTGGAACCGCTTGTAAATGCCGAAGATGTTACGCGTCGACGTGTCGTCATGGGCAAGCACCACGGTGTGGACGCCGGCCGCGAAGGCGGTCTGGTGGAAGTAGCGCGCCGCGGTACCGGTAGTCGCCTGGATCCGCCGCGACTTCAGGTAGATGATGCGAACCGGGCGCCCGATTTTTCGTTGCCGCTCGATGGCTTCGTCGAGCCTGATCTGGCCAGGCCCGAGCACCATCGGTACCAATGCGCGCTGCTCGTTCTCGACGGTCAGCGACTCGCGGGCGAAGGTGGCGTGGTTGGCGAACTTGCGCGCCAGGATCTCATGATCGAGCACTCAGCCCGCTTTTCGACGAGGTTAGCGGTGCCGTGCGTCAGTCTTCGATGCGGGAAAGGATGGTGCGAGTGTGACCAACCAGGCAGGCAAGGCGCGTGGAGATGCGGGCAAGGGTGTCGTCGACGCTGCTCGCCGAGTTGCACACTTCATCTGCCGGCTGGGGTTTGTATACGAACAGGAATCCGTCAATCCTCTGCAGAGTGTTTTCCAGCTCGGCTACGAACTTCAGGCATTCGTCCGCTTTCGCAATGAGGCCAGGCTCCCGGATGGGGTCCGGAGCCTGCGCGCAGATGTTGGCCTGATTACACTGCTGAGAGTTGAGCCGGCCATTCTCGGGCGGGCGTGAGTTTTTATTCATGCCCCAACATTCGACGCGCGCCGCGGCGCCGTGCGCTACGCTGGCGTTATGACAGCTCAGGAGTTCTGCGATTCTCTTGAGGAGGCACTCCGCGCGGAGAATACCGGAATCGAATTATGGCTCAGCCATGACGAGTATCAAGAGGCCAAAGCTGAAGGTGAGCCCTTTCCGGATTTCCTGGCGAGGGCACTCAAACGCGCGCGCTCGATAATATAGTTCGCTATTACGCGGCCTACGCGGCCTTGTCGAGTCCCATGCCCCACATGAGCACCTTGGCTCCCAGCGTAGCCCGCGCACTCGCTAGCTTCGCCCGTGCCCACGCCACGCTGCGGCGCCGCTTCTCCGCGATCGCGATCAATGAGGCGCCCCCCACCGACATGGTGAATACCTCGCGTTCGTCTGCCGGCAAATCCTGGACCGCCTGCGAGAGCAAGTAAGCCTGCTCGCGCTTCTGCGCGGTCTCTTCGGGCATGGGGGCATTGTCGCGCACAATCCGAATGGCGGCCATCTTGCGCGGATCGGGCCTTTCGATGTACCCTTCGCCCACCCCGCTCTCGTCGATCGTCACCAGGCTGAGGGTGTCATCCTTGTACGCTCGCCGCTTGTGCGCGTCGATCATGGCGCCGCGGATTCTGAAGTAAGAGAAGGCCTGGAACGTCTTGCCCTTCGCAGGATCGAACAGCCGATCGGCTTCGAGCAGCCCCACGTATCCCGACTGGATGAGATCCTCGATCGAGACGTGGGTCATGTGCCGGTGCACCTGGCGGGCAATACGCTCGACGATCGGGACGCATTCGAGCAAGATGGCCTCGCGGTTCTTTTTCCAGCGCACGCGGGCCGCATAGCGCGCCCACTGGGTCCGGGTCAGCTCAATCTTTTTGGGCAAAGGGATCCACTCCGGTCAAATCGAAAAAAGCCTGCGCGGTGATCAGGCGCATCTCGTGGACCGTCTCCTCTTTCGGTTTGCCTTGCGCCAGTTCCATCAGCTCGCCGTGGCGCTCGATCGCGCGCAACCGCGTGAAATGGTCGGCTGAGTCCGTCTTTTCGGCCACCAGCGCATCGCCCAGCGCATCCATGACACGCGGCAGCAGCGCTTCCAGCTCGGGCGTGTAGGGTGCGATGGCGCGAGTAATAAGGAATTGGGTTTCCTTTTCCGCGGCGATCCTGCGTACCGTGCGGTCCGTGCAGCCCAGCTCCCGGCCGATGACCTTGCTTTTCTTGCCGGCGACGATGCCGGCGGCCACTACTTTGCGCTTGCGAGTCTTCTCCGCGGCCTTATTGGGCAGGGGTTTTATGGGTTTCTTGGGCGCGGCCTTCTTCGGCGCGGCTTTACGCGGCACGGGGCCTCGCGTAGAAACGCTCCCTGAGTTGGTCCCAGCCGCAGTTGATGGCCGCAGCCTGGGCGCGCTCTATCATGGCCGCAGCCTGGGCGCGCTCTATCGGGGACTCGACCCACGCGAGCCCGTTGGGCGACTCGATCCACCCGAGACCGTTGCCAGGCCCCGGCAGAAACTGTAATTGCCTTGCGCCGTGGATATCGCAATCCGCGCGCGGTTCGTTCTTCCGGACCACGTCGGTGCAGCCGCAGGCGTATTCCACGATCATGCGGCGTCCCTCATCCCCTGCTCGGCCCGGCAGGCCTCCGCATGGTCACAGGTCTCCTGGTAACGACAGTGGACGCACAACGGCGCCCCCAACTCACGGATCACCTCGGTAAGGTGTTCAACACAAAGGTTCGTTCCCGGGCCGAGCGCCCGCCTCGAACACGTCTCCACCTTGCACTTGATCGAGAGCCGCGTCGTATCGGTTCGCGTGCCACACTTCCCGCAGTACGCCGAGCTATAAGGCTGTTCGAATTGCTGGGACAGCTCTAAACGCCCGTTACAGAAGGGATTCGGGCACGGCCAGCACCACTCCGCGTGCTCACCGCGGCCGAACACGCAGCGCTCGCAGCACTTCGCGCCAGGCTTGTAGGGCCGCGACATCAGATCGCTCATAAATCCTCCGCAGCGTCGTACCAGAGCCACGCCAGGCACAACAGGTTGATCGCCAGGTACGTCCCCCACTTGAAGCTGAAGCCCACGAGCCAGCGGTCCCACTGCCACGAGAATTCGAACGTCATGCGGCTTTTGCCTCGTCGATCGCCCGACTGACAAGCTCGCGCAGTCGGCCCTTGCCGCTGGTTAGGCACTTCAGGCATCGCGCTCTCGTCGCCGATACCCTGCGCCCGCAGTTGCCGAGGCACGGGCGTGATCCGCGCTGATGGTGCGCCGGGAGCCTCCTGGGCGGATTCAGCACGGGATTGTTGAGAGGACAATGCATCACGCGGCCTTGGGCATCTCTGCCGGCGCGATCGCTACCGGCTTCAGCGTCCGGTAGCCTGAGCGTTCCTCGGTCACCAGGCCCGCTTGCGCGCTCTTGGGCACGTGTTTATCGATTGCGCCCAGCGGCAGGTTAAATGTCGCGATTACCCCATCCAAGCCCAGGGTTTTTCGCAAAATGTTGAAGAGTTTGCGCTGATCAACGATGGTCCGCTCGTTGCGACGCGGGGATAATTGGACTTCCCAGCGATCGCCCCGCACCACAATAGGCAGTTCGGGAGGCGAATCCTCGAACCAGCTCTCGATCTCGGCCTTGAGCGTCTCCAGCCTTTGTTCATCAGGCTCCGAGAGGGCAAGGCGCCGTTTGATTTCACCGAATTCGTCCAGCTTTGCCCGCCGGATGGCATCCTCGGGCGTCCCGGAGCGAATGGGCACGACTTTAGCCATTCTGAATTAAGTATTTGCGTTTGTTTGACGGTTTAACAGTACGATTAGTGAAAGGGAGAAGTACCTACGAACAATGTCCACACCCACCCTCACGCCCCAGGAGACCAGGCTCGTCGAGCTCGTCTGCCAGGGGTTACCAAACAAGCAGATTGCTCATTCCATGGGGCTGTCGAAGAACACGGTCCCGGTGTATCTGCATGAGCTGTTCCTGAAAACCGGCGCCCGCTCGCGCACAGAGCTTGCGTTGTGGTACGCCCGGCGCGGCGCCATCTCGACAGAAAACTACCAAGCCATACGACGTGCGCTCAAGTGCAGCAGTCTCACCACCGATCAGAAGCGCGAGTTGGCGATCATTCTGCTGGACCTGCCGATAGCGGCATAGCCTCGGTTCGCACCGTGGCTTCGGCGAGCTTGACCAGCACGGCCCGCAGATCCGGATCCGCCGCCACGATCCGCACCGAGTAGCGGCAGTGTCCCCAGCCATTCTGGACTGGGAACATCTCGTGCAGTTCCTGGGCACGATCGTAGTCGGAGAGTGGCTTCGGCGTGATCACGATCACGCGGCCGAGAATCTCGATAAGGGTGTGATCGTCCTGGTAGTGGATCATAGCTCAACCTTGACCGTCGTCAGCTTCGGCTCCCGGTATACCGCCGCCTCCTCGTTGATTAGCCGGATGCCGGCGTCAATGTCTTCCTGAGTGATGGTAAATTCATACCTCACCTTCTCGGACACTGGCGTCGCCAGGTCAAGCCTCCCAGTCGCGAAATCCTCTTCCTCGATTTGCTCGACGCACAGCGTAAAATCTATTACCAGCCCGGGAGCAGGGTGCCTCCCCAGGCGCAGGGCGTGTGCGATGGCGGCCGCGCGGAGGGTGGCATCATCGAGTCCTCCCACAATATGCGTAGCCGCGGCCTCCATGCGCCCGGTCGCGCTAACGATGACTTCCAGCGCACCCTGCAGGTCTTCATGGCTGTACATGAGGGAGTGCAGCTCCTTGTTGACCAGCTTGGCATCGCGGCAAAGCGCACGAAGGATGTCCAGCTCGTGGCGTTCGTCGAGCGGCGCGGCCAGGCTGATGCGCGGCGAGATCATGGCTTCTGCCCGTTCCGAATATCCACGCCCGCTAGAAGTGCCACGCGTTCGACGTCTGCCGGCGTTACTCCGGTTCGCAACGTTTTATACGCACCACGAGCCAACAGTGCAAGGGCGTTCCACTCCTCCGCCCCGTTGCTCTTGACGTAGCGCCGTGCTTTCCAGATGGCGTTTACCGCAATCGCTTCACCTACGGTCACGCCTGCCCCCATCCTTCCACACACACGATCCGGTACCGCCGCGGCCACGGGCTCGCCGGCCCGTCTGCATCCTGGATGGTCGCATTGAGCTCCGCGCAGAAGTGCCGCGTCTCGGGCTCGTGGCTCTGGAGCGTGTCGCCGCAGGCGCACTCCATGATGTAGACGGAGGAGCTCAGCACAAAACGGGCTCCATCCGCGCCTCTGCCCCGAGGCAGTCGT